GTGATTACTCTTCGTCGCCGCCGTCGGCGATCAGGTCTTCGAGCCGCCCACGTCGCGCCGACTTCGTCGTCCGAGTGTTTCGCTCGGGTTTCAGAAGCGGCATCGCCGGATGATGCAGCTTGAACAGATCGCGATCGATGGCATCGGTCATCCGATGCTGCTTGGTACGGAAATGCTTGTTGCGTTGTGCCGCAAGCTTCTCCGGGAGCTCCATCAGGATGAGACGTCGCTTGACGATGTACTGCCCGTACTTGCCCCTCAGGTCGGCCGTCAGTTCATGCACGCGCGAAGCGGCGGATCGCTTCACGGGGCGCCAACCCTGGTCCAACATTTTGTCGAGGTTGTCGGAGTCCTCGGCGTTGCCCATCTTGTAGCGCACCCAGCGCTGCACGTACCCGGGCCTTGGGGCCGGAGCATCGAGCTGCGAGGGGCGTCGCCACGATTGCGGCAACTCACTGTCCCGATCGATCTCTACCGCTTGATCGACCTGACGAGCAGACTGGTTCTCTACATGGACGTCTTCATTGGCCACGTAGTGAGTTTTCTTGTGTGCAGGCGTGCGCTTGCGCTTTTTCGTGTTCGCGGCGCGCGATTGTTTCGCGCTGGCACGCTTCAGCGATCGGCCGATGAGCGAACCGATCTCTGTGTCCGGCGAGTCCTGAGTCTTGGTTGCAGCTCTCATCGGCGGGAATCTCCACTGTTGGCCTGGCGCAGCAGGGTTCGTGCGCGTTCCTTGGCGAAATACTTCTTGTGCTCGGGATCACTGGGATCCAGTTTGAACACGCGCATGGTCTCGAAGTCGTCCTTCGAGAGCGTGATCTTGCCGCGGCGCGCTAGCTCTACATCGCTACGCTCGCGCCGGCCATCACGCCCGCCCAGCCCGCCCATCGGCGCGCGCCGGCGGCGATCGTTACCGTTGCGGCCGCGTGAACGAGCCTGGTCAAGATCCTCATCATCGTCATCACGTCCGCGCATGCGCTCTCTCCGATCGTGGTGATCGTCCATGTCGTCGTAGTCCTCGTCTCCCGCCGACTCGAACACATCGCCGTCGAGCGTTCGAATCTCGAGATCCGGGTAATCGGTCTTCAGGCGCCGGGACAGCTCCTCGAGGTGCTCATCCGAATAGGGCTCGAAGTCGAGTTCCCCGTCCTCGATCTCGGCGAGGATGGTGGTGTCATGGGTGATCGCGTCGGTGTGCGCACCCGACCAACGCGCCGTGTTCCACCACCGGCGCTGTGCACGGATCCATTCGGTGCCACGCCCCTTGTTCGGCGCCGCCACGGCGCGATCATCGCCGGCTCGCTCTTCCGTCTGGCGCAATGCGTCCTGGCGTTCCTGGCGCTCGCGATCCAGGCGGGTCTGCAGCTGTACTTTCTGCGCCTGCAGCTCGCCGATCTTGATCTGGAGTTCGACCTCCTTCTTGGTGTCACCAGCCTCCTTGGCCTCCGCGAGCTCGGTGGCGGCCTGGCGCAGCTTTTCATCGACCTCGCGCAGGCTCGCCTGTCCCTGTTCGTCGACCTGTACGCGCTCCAGCTTCGTCAGGCGCTGCTCAAGCTGCTGGCGCGCCGTGCGCTCCTCGGTAAGCCGCGCCTCGGTGCGCTTGCGCAGCGCGATCTCGCGGTTGATCCGCTTGCGGACATCCCGGCTGTACTCGCCATCACGCTCGCCTTTGGCGCGGCGGCGGCGGTTGTCGTCATCTCGGTCGCGGGACTCGGGCAACGCGGTGTCATCCTCCGAGCGGCGACGCTCTTCACGAGGCTCTACCTCGGGGGCGCGATCCTCATCGGGTTCACGGTCGGCATGCTGCTGCTGGGCATCGCTGTCCGACTTGTCGCCTTCGTCGTCGAGGAAGCTGATTTCTTCGGGATCGGCATCGCCAATGCGGATCTGGTCCGGACGATCTGGCGGTGCGTGATCGATCGTGTCGCCGTCATCGCCTTGCTGTTTCGGGAAGCGCTTAGCCATGGTTGCTCCTACAGGTAGCCCTTGATCGCTTCAGGGTCGGCAATGACCATGAGGATCTCGGTGTCATTGAGGAGCCGCAGGACGTTGCCGCTGCGCAGATGCACCTCCTGCCCGGCGTACTGCTCATACAGCACGTAATCGCCGACCTTCGGGCGGTTGGGCTCATCGGCCAGGCAGAGGCCAGCGCTGGTCTTCGACTGGAAAGCGAACTCACCAACCTGAATCACCCGGCCCTGGGTGGCGAGGATCCGCTCGGCCGTTTCCACCTCGCGCGGCGTCTCGATCAGCCCCTTGTACTTGGGAATGTAGGGCTCCACGAGCACGCGCCATAGCAGCGTCTTGCCGAAGCCGACTTCGCCCGGAGTGAGCGGTACGACGCGCTGCTCTTGCTCCAGCATCAGGCTGGACTTAGCGAGCGCGCTGCCGACGCGGCTCTCTCGAGCGGCGGCCGGCTTCTCGATTGTCGATGTCGATGTCATCGTCTTCCTCGTCAAAGTCACCCTTGCGGGCGGTCTCAAGCATCTGCTCGATGAGCTCGAGCAGTGCTTTGCATTCTCGGGCTCGGCCTACCTGCTGGACGTAGTCGTCGTGCGGCAGGCCGGCGCTCATCTGCTCCTTAAACTGCTCGCGCCGCTCAAGGACCTTGCGCGCCAGCGATTCCAGTACCGCGACATGAAGCGGACGATCAGCCACCGCGGCCCTGCGCGCCCTTGGCCTTGCAGTTGGCGCCAGCGCCGGCGCTCTGCGTACCGCGCGCCTTGGGCTGCACCTGGCCGCTACCTTGGGTGCCGCTGTGTCCCTGCGAAGCGCCGCCGCGGGGCGCGTTACGACCTTTCGTCGATCTGTGAGCCTTCATCACGACCCTCCTCGGATCATCTTGGTGACCGCCGCCTCGCGGAATGCCGAGCGGTTCTGACCGCGTGCGTACAGCTGGCCGATGAAGCGCAGCAGGTCGCGGAAACCCACGCCGAGTTCCTTGGCCGCGGCGGCGAATTGGCGCGCTGAAATGCGGAATCCATGGCGGTGGTGCGAGAACAGGTAGGCCCTGGCCTTCTGCACTTCGGCGTTGGAGATCGCGCTCATGCGGTCCTCCGGCTGCGGCCACGTCGGCCAGTGCTCGAGCTGTTGGCCGTCTTGCGCTTCGCCCCGTCCTCGCGTTGCTTCTGGCGCTCGCGCTGGTTGTCCAGCAGCAGCTTCGAGCGCGCCGAGGCGTTGGTGCGCAGGATGTCGGCCGCCGCCTGCTCGTCCATGTGCGCCATCTCGGAGCGGTGTCGCTCATCGGCATGGCGCAGCGTCTGCTGGTGCGCGAGCTCCGACTGGCGCTGCTTGGCGGTAAACGCGGCTGTCTCGCGTTCAATGCGCGCCATCGTTTCGGCATCCTTGTCAGCACCGTCGTCAGCCGCCTGCTGCTGATCAGCTTGCTGTTCGCTTGCCTGCTGGCCGGCGACTGACAACGGATGCGGGGGCGGTACGGGCGGTAAGGCCTGGGCCGCGGCAATACTGAGGGCCATCTCCAGTTCGGGCGGCAGGTCCTCGTTCTGACCGTAGATGTCCGTGGGCGGCAGTGGCACACCGAGCGTCTGCTGCATCTGCGCGGACACCAGCGCCATCATCTTCAGCGTCTCGTGCTCGCGGATATGCGCCATCAGCACGGTGTAGATCGCCTCGAACTGGTCGGACGGCAGGGTGTTGCGGGCGATCTCGATCTGGCGCCAGTGCGCGGCGATGTGCACGTCGTGCAGCTGCGCAGGGAAGGCGCGGATCATCTTGCCCATCATCGCCATGGCGTTCTCGCCGATGGGATCCAGATACGTCGCCTTGGGCAGCTTCGGGGACAGCTTCTCGTAGTCTGGCACCTTGAGCGCGCGCAGGAAGCGGCGGTGCGCTTCGACCCGCTCCTCCGGTCCGTACAGCTGCGGATCGGTCTTGATGAGCTCGAGCACGGCCTGCGCCATGGAGATGCGCTGCACCGAGCTGATGATGTTGGGGTCGGCGACCGGAATGAAGTCGACGCGCTCATCGAAATCATCGCGCAGGGCGGTTTTGGCCTCGCCGCTGAGGTGGTACGGATACTCGTCGTAGGGCGCGAAATCATGGAAGAGCTCAGCGAGCATCCGGAACTCTTCACGCGCCGCCGCAAAGATGCGCTTGTGGATCGCCGTGAACAGCTTCATCGACTGTTCGATCAGCGCGATGGTCGTACCCACCGGGCCCTTGTTGTCGGCGCCGCCAGTGAGTACCTCGGTGATCGAAGCGAAGCGCCGAGCGTCGACGATCAGGGCGCCGATCAGGTTGGTCAGCGCTGCCGAGGGCTCCTTGAACGGCGGAGTGAAGAAGGTCTTCGACAGCTCATCGATCGACGCATCGACGTCCTGCCACTTACCGGGCTGGATTGCGACCGAGCCGGCCTTCTTGATGCCGTCTTTCCCACGAAATCCGCCCTGCACCGTCGCCATGAGCGCGGAATCAAGCTGGGCGCGCACGCCGCCGGAAATCGCCTCGCACAGCTGCCCGATGACATGCAGGAAGCCCCAGCCGTAGAAGCCCAGGCCTGGCAGGAACTTGTAGTGCGAGAACCAGATGCGTTTTTGCGCCGTGGTATCGGCCTCGCGCCAATTGCGCCGGCAGGCCAGGATCTCCTGGCTGGAGACATCCACCGTGACGATGTACGACAGGTCGCGCATTCCATCGTCGTGCTCGTCCACGCCCTCGGGCAGCGCGAACTCGATGTGGTACTCGAGCATGTCGTACAGCTCGTCGTCCTCGTGCAGCACTCGCTGGCGGCGGTCGGCGCGGTCCTCGATCGAGCGCCCGTCGCCCTCATCGGCATAGGTGGGCGGCTCGGGCAGATCGACGTCGATGAATTCGCCGCGGGCCATCGCTCGGCGGATCTCCGCACCGGTCATGCTGTAGCGGTGCGCGTAGCGCGGGCAGTTCTTCAGATCGCGCGCGAAATACGGCGCAATGAAATCCTCGGCCTTGATGTACCGGGCATGCGGTAGGCCGTCACGGGGGTCGATCCAGACCTTGCGGAACACGCTGCCGACGATCGGCAGGTAGAACAGCATCTGGTCAGTGTCGGCGTAGTAGTCCGGATCCTCTACCGTCAGGTAGAAGTTCATCCAGTCCTCGGCGCGCTGCACCTGAGCCTGGGTGTCCTCGGTCGCCTCGCCCGCCAGGTCGCCCTTCACCGGGCCGGTAGCCGGGAAGAACTCCTCGATCGCGTGCGCCTGAAACTGCACGCAGGCCTCGGCCAGCACGGGATGCTGCATGCCGGCGGCGCCAGGGAACGGCAGCTGCGAGGGATCCGCCCGGTCGATACCCAGCAGGCGCAAGGCGCTATTGGTCAGCTCCTCCCAGCTTTTGCGCGACTCGAGGTCGACCCTGGAGTACTCGATCAGGGTGGCGGCGATGCCGTGGCGCTGTGAGGGGGTGAGACGTTCGGCTAGGTTGGCGGCGAAGCCTTCCTGCTCGGTGCTCAGCGCTGCCAGTTCGGATTGCGGGCTGCCGGGAAACAGCGAGACGACTTCGGCGCCGTCGGGGAACAGGGTGAATTCCGCATCGCCATGGCGCGAGGTCACCGGACCCTGCGGGTACAGTTCGATGACTTCGGCGAGGTGTTGCGGTGAAGCTGCCACGTGAAACCTTCCCCGCTCTGGCCGGGGGATTGGTTGTTACGTGTGGCAGCTCCCTGAGGGAGGGACCACGGATGCGGCGGATTCTATGCCCGAATCAGCCGCTTATGCAATTTCGGTTACCTTGTCACCAGCGGATTGCCGCGCTCGGTGAGTTCGCTATGGATCTTTGCCGCAAGGTCGCTGAATGGCTTGAGGTGTATCTCGAGCGCCAGCCGGGCATCGCTGTTCGGCATACGGTTCGGCATGTCGAGCACCCGATTGAAGCCGGCGATGAGCGCATTGAGTTCCGGCGTCGACAGGTCCTTGAGCCGCTTACCGAGGCGCGGCTGCCGCACGGCGGGTATGAGCTTGTCCACGATGTGGGCATTGAATCGACCGCGCTGCTCATCTGCGTAAATAGCCATCACTCGGCCTCCGGTGCCAGCTTGGCTATGCGCAGTATCTCGCTGCGGATCACCAGCGCGGCCATGTATTCGTGCTGGGCGCAATTAGTTTGAGTAGCAGACATGCACGCCTCGCTAAGCAGTGCGAGTTCCACCGGTGTGCTCTCGCGCACCATCGATTCAATTTTCAGGATCAGATCCGCGTACGGCTTCAGCGCCTCGCGGCTTTGCTGCGATATCGACAATACTTTCGTGTCAGCCATAAAAGCTCCTGCGCGCAATCTTCGGATCGAACAGCGACAGATCATCCTCGTTGTCGTCGTCGTCCTCAAGTTGCAGGTCCATGTGCTTGCGCATGTACATCATGGCGATCACGGAGCTGGCGATCTCGTCGTCGAAATCGACGTTCGGGAAGTTGGCCATGGTGTCGATGTAGGCCCGGGCCCAGGGCCGATCCACGTACCAGATGGATCCCTTTTCCAGCGGCAGCACGGCCATGTGGGCGCGGTACACCAGGTCGCCCTGGATCTTCACTGCCCGCACCGGCAGTTTCTTCCGGCGCAGCTCTTTCACCAGTGAATGCCCGCTGGCCTTCTTCTCCACCAGGACGCGGCTGGGCGCCATGCCGTTCTCTTCCCACATCTGGTACGAATCGACCGCATCGTCGCGAAGATCAGGGAATGAGGGGCGCCATTTCTTGCGCTCGAGCAACATGGCATTGACGCGTTCATGGCCGTAGCCGACGCGCCCCTTGTCGCCCTGCTGCATTTCCGCGTGCAGGAACAGCCCCCAGGTCGTACGCACGCAGTACGAATCCTGCTCGCCCTCCTCGAAATTGGTGTCGTAGGACTGGATGAGCTCGATGAACTCTGGCAGCTCCCGCTCTTCGTGCCGGTACTTCGGATGCCAGGACGGCCATTCCCACTTGCGCCAGTGCTTTTTCTTGAAGATGACGCCGCCGACGCCCTGCGGGTTCTGTTGAAACTGAGCATCCCAGACGCGCGGCGAGATAGCCTCTTTCTCGCGCTCAACCGCATCCTCATCGTATCGCGCCGGGCACAGCAGCGAGCCTGGCTTGGTCCGCGGATCCTTGAAGATCGGCTTTCCCTCGGGCCCCTTGCCGCGGTTGACGTACGTGATGCATTTGCGGCTGCCGTCGTACTCCATCGGCAGGGTGAGCAACACCCAGCGTTTTTCCTCCTTGGCGAGCACGTGAGCGAAGATGTCGAGCGCATGAGTGCGCTGCCCGACGTACACCCGGCGCGCGGTGTTCGGGTCATTCACGCGGGAGCGCCAGGCGCCGTCATGCCAGTTGATGACCGCATCGCGGGCAGCCTTGTGCTCGACCTCGGCGGCATTGTGTAGGTCATCGGCGATCTGGATGGTTCCACCCAGGCCGGTGGTCTTGGATCCGACCGAGATCGAAGTGCGGTAGCCACCATCAATGTTCGAGAACCGGTCGATGCGGTTTTCATCCGAGAGGATGGTCACCGGGTAGCGTGACTGGTACCACTCCGATTCCACGACGCGGCGCATCTTGGCGGCATCCAGCTTGGCCAGGTCGGCGGCGTAGGATGCACACAGGAACTGCTCAGCCGGGTTGTCGCACCAGACCCACGCCGGAAACGCCACTGAGCACACCGCGGACTTCGAGGAGCGCGGTGGCACGCACACCATCAGGTTCTTGATGTCCCCCAGCGCAACGTAGGCGAGGTGGTCACAGATCGCATCGATGTGCCATGAATTGACGAACGGCGCAGGATCGATCAGCGGCCAGACCGCGGCCACGAACTTGCGCAGCGAGCGCCGACAGGTCTCGGCCGTGACCGCGGTGTAGTAGCGCTCTACGCGCTGAGCGGATGTGAGATCGGCGAATTGTTCAAGTACAGCGGCCATCGGTCGCGTCGCTCACGCGCAAGTTCGCACTCACGCCTGATGTGGGACGCAACGAGGGCGCTCGGCGCCGGCGTCGCGGGGATCTATTGCTGTTCGGCTTCGAGAGCGGCGCAGAGTGCGCGGCTCATGTTCGGGTCATCAAGAGGGATGATCGCCCACGCCGGTACGTACCAGTCGGGCTCACCGTGCGGACAGGGATGATCCGGAAACAGTACGAAGTAGTCGCCGTCCGCGTCCATCGGCTCTGTGATTTCGCCCACAGCGCCGATCGGCGGCGGGACGCAATCGGTCTCTCGCCACGTGGCAATCAACAGCACGCGCTGACCAACGTTCATTGCACCGTCTGCCCGGTCACGATCTTCACGTTCTGCGACTCGGTCTTGCTCTGCTGGATCAGCATGCCGAGCAGCTTGCGCCCGTCCGCCGGATGCAGCCCACACCGAATGCAGTATCCGAGCGCCAACCCGAATGCCTGGGCCATCGCGAACAGCGCTTTGATGGGCGGCATGCCTTGCAGGACCATCTGGTTGAAGCCGTCGATGTAGTCCTCGACCATGTCCTCCTGGTTCGCATCGACCTGTACGCCGGCAAGGCGCGTGCCCGACAGATCGCCGATCGAGACGAACAGATCGTCCTGCGGATCGGTGCCGTCAAGGCGGCCTTCGGCGGGCTGATCCTGCACGGTCAGCCGGCCTCGTCGATCAACTTCCGGTCCCGGTACTTGCGATCCCTGATCGCGTTGACAGCACCGCGCGCCGATAGGTTCGATGCTGCCGGTCTGGCCGCGTCAGACTGCTTTTCGCTCTTGCCGTAGCGGCTGGGCTCACGCTCAGCCAACCGCTCCTTGAGCGCCTGACGGCGTGTCGCCGCATCGGCTGGGCCGACTTTGCGGCGCTCGTCTCTGATCGATCGGCTGGGCATGGCGCTCTCCAGGTGGTTAAAAATCGGGGTGTCGGGTTAGTCGCCGGCGATTCTATCCTTGTTTCTTGCGATTGCGCGACTTCTCGCGCTCCGCCATGCGCCGAGCCGGCGAGGCCTTCGCCGCAGCTTTCGGTGAATCGTTACCCGGCGCCGGCCGCACACCCTGAGTCGGCGCGGGCATCATGCTGTCCATGTACTGTCGATCGATCTTGATCTCAAGGATGCGCGCCAGGTGCGAGAGCATCGCCGTCGACATCGGTGTCCAGCGCACAGCGGCGTTGCCGTCCTTGCGCACGTAGCCGATCACGAGGCCCTGCATCTGCGGAGCGTCGGCGGTGATCTGCGCCAGCAACTTGGCAATAGGTTCGTCGGTTGTCATCGTGGCACCGAATAGCTTCGAGCAAGCAGATGGTTGATCAGATCATGCAACTTCTCTGGCGGCAGCGTCCTCATCTGCTGGAGATCATGCTTGGCCAGCACGAGCTCATCGAATCCCGCGCCAGCGACCGCTGACAATGGCGACGGATACTCCCGCTCCTGGCGCGTGCCATCCGGGTCGATCGTGACAAATCGCATTGCTAAACCTCTCCTTGCTGCATCAGGTGCAGCGCCTGTCCCATCGCGCCCTGTAGGCGCAGTCTCGTCACTGGCCGCACCGATGACGCGTACGCAATCGTCGTATCCTCGCTGTCCAGCCCAGCCACGAAGAAGGCGACGATCCGGCCCTCGGCCACGTCTCGGCGCAGTGCGTCGATCACCTCGAGCGAGGGCTGCATCGTTGGCGTCGGGTTGAGCCTGACGACGTTCATGCCGCTCCCTTCGGTGGCGGTTGCGGCTGGCTGGGATCCTGACCGATGTACCAACCCACCTTGCGCTCGGCACACGCGGTGCAGATCAGGCTGCGCGGCGTCAGCATGAACAGGTCGCAGCCGCACTGGCACGTCCAGTATGGTTCGCCTTGAGCGCCACCGCACGGCCGACTCCATACGCCTCGCAGCGTCTTGCAACTCGGGCATTCGAGCCGACTCGTGCCAACCGGCGCCACTGCCTCCCAATCGTGATGGCAGGCCAGGCATCGCGCTGGACCGCTCAGATGCGGCTCACGCGCGCGACGTGCGTCCAGGATATCGATCACCGCCGCCGTCTGCGAAGGCGATTCGCACCCAGGCTTGCCGCAGAACGGCGTGCGGATCTCTGGAGTGCAGCGGCACATCAATCCACCTCGACCGGCTTGATCCAGTGCAGCCATATTCCCTTGCCCCACGCCACCGTGTACAGCACGGTCAGCAGCAAGATTCCCCACTGCTGCGCGCTCCATGCCGCGGTCATCCAGAACGGCTGGCCCGCCATGCCGAACAGACACGCATATTTCCGCAGCCAATCATGCTGGCTTTGCGTTAGGAAGATTGCGGTGACACCCGTGAGCGCAATACCGATCTGTTCGATCACTTGACCTCCAGGGTGCTGCCGCGGACACGTCCGGTCAGCAGCTTCTGCATGTTCGCTTCGATCGCCTCCAGCTGCTCCAGCGGTACATCGGTGAGATCGACGTGCGCATGCAGATGACGGTGGCGATGCTCGAGGATGATCTTCTCGCTGAATCCACCCAGATGCTTGATCAGGTCGATGAGCCGGCCCTCCTTATCGCGCAGTTTGTAATCCAGTCCGGTCGCCTTGTTGCAGCGAAAGACCTGGATTGGAATCATCTGCTCGCGCGTGAGTTCGTCCAGCCGCTTGCGCCGTACGGTCGGCGGCTGGCCAGGTTCCTTGGCTGGCTCGACCACGAGATAGTCGTACTCGTTGGCGAACGCGATCTTGGCGACCTCCTGCAACACTGGCTCGAGCTCGATCGCAATCTGCTTGGACTTCGCCTGCGCCTGGTGGGCAATCAGCCACTGGATGTAATCCTCGTAGCGACGCGCGACATCGTAGGCGGTGCGGTTCGCGGTGGCCGGTTTGTACCCGACCGCAATCGCTGCGGTGTACACCGGCGTGCCCTTGGCGATCTCTTCGCACAAGCGCTGATGCTGCTTTGTGCGCGGCACGATCTTGGGCATACCGAAGGTCGTATCCAGCGCCTTGGATGCCGGCAGCGGATCCAGGCCATCGCCTGCCTTGCGATAGCCTCTGGATCCTTTCTTGGCCTTTGCGTTCGCCATCGATCAGGCCTGCGCGGTCTCCGGAGCGGGCCCGTTGGAAGCGGGCGGCGTTGATGCGCCGCGAGACTCGGCGAGCTTCTGCTCGAGCTGCGCCTTTACGGAGGCCTGCTGGCGCTCTCGCTCCTGCTGGCTCTTCTCGGCTTCCTCGAGCTTCGCGGCCTGGCCCTTCTGGTACGGCATCCATGTGGCATACGGCTTGCCCTTCGGTGGCTGTTGATCGTCTTGCAGCAACGCCACGCCCAACCGCGGGCGTGCAACACCGGCTTCCGAGAACGCGGCCAGGTTGACCTGGTTGTCCGAGTACACGTACGTCACGATCGCTGCTTCCGGCTGAACCCGATCGGTGCGTGGCTCCTCGGGCCAGAACCACACCATCCGTCCTACCGTGGGTTTGATCATCGTCATCGCTCCTTCCGTCAGTGGGTTTGTCGATCATCGATGCGATGCCCGAAACGTGAGGTCAATTCACGCTGCTCGGACTCGCGCAGGTCGCGCTGCATGTAGTCGTTCAAAGCGGCACGCAGCGCGCGGTTCGCCGCCAGGTCGTTCGGGTGATCGTGAGCGTACTGGTAGCGCTGCCGGACGTTGCGCGCCAGCGCATCGCCTTGCTTCGCCAGCCGGCCAATGTCCGGACCGTACAGCCGCAGTAGCTCTTGCACTTGCGCCCACGGCCAGTTCTGCACACCACGATCACCGCTCGTCACAGTGAAATCCCCAGCAGCGCCAATACGGCCGCCAACAGCCACCAGATCACTGAGCTGCGACGGCCGTCGGAGGGCCCGGACGGGTGTCCACCTCGACGGACGCAGCACCATTGCCGGTTGGCGCAGGCATGGCAGCGACCGTCTTGCTGGCGATGTTCGAGCACTCCGAGGACTGGTCGGTGTCGCTCACCGCCCGCACGCAGAAGTGGTACGTGCCGTCATCGAGATCCTCGATGGTGTAGCTGTTGCCGGTCGGCTGCCAGAAGCCGATCGCGCTCACCAGATCGCTGGGCGATGTGCCGTAGTGGATCGTGAATCCCTTGGCGTTGGCGTACTCGCTGCCGTCGGTGTTCGTGGTCGGCGCCACCCATGACACGCGCGCTTCGCCAGCAGTCGCTTCACCGACGCAATGCAGGCCGAACGACGCGCCTGGAGCACGCACGCCCGAGATCACCTCGCTCCCGGTGGGTGCCTTCGCGCCCGACCAGCCGCCGGAGGCAGCGCAGTTCACCGCGCCCGGCGCCGACCAGGTCAGCGTCACGTTGACCGGGCTGATGGCGCCTGAGGCCTGCGCGTCCAGCACGACTTCGATCATCGCTGGCTCGGCCGCATCCGCGCGGGTGCTGCACATCGCGACCGCAGTCACAAACGCGATCACCGCCAGGAAATAGATCACCATCCATCGCAGACCGCTCAAGTCGTGCCCGTCATCGTTATCGATATCGCTCATCGTCTCGTCCTCCAACGTTGAAAAACATTAATCGCCGGTTGAGCTCAAGCCGCTGCCTTCACGCTCAGCTGGCGCATACCCCAATGCGCAATGAGCAAAGCTTCGGCGCGGTTGTGATCCTTCACGCGATCCAGATCCGCGCCCGGAAACAACATTCGCGCCTTCGTCAAGCTGGCGGCCTTCTTGTCCTTGTCGCTGGCGCCCGCCATGAGCAACCCTTCGGCCTTCTTCCAGGCCTGCGGCAGCACGAGCTCGGTCGAGACGCCAGCGATCTGTAGCGCAGACAGCGTCGAGCCGAGCGTCAGGCCTTTGCTGCTGGCGGAGATCACGCCGAGCTTGGGCATGGCTTGAGTGCGCTCGACGAACGCCTGCGCCATCGTGGCGCCGCTATCGCGCTTGGCCGCCCGGATGATCTCCAGCAGTTCCATGCCGTCGATCCACTTGATCTTGCCGTTCACGCAGATCGGCAGATCCGTCACGCTGATCACCTGGCCGCGACCGTCGAGGCAGGCGATCGCTCCGGTGATGCCGCAGTCGATTCCCAGAGTCATCATGGCGTCATACCTCCGGGTAGCGGCCGTCGAGCGCTCGCAGCGCGAGCTCCTTCGTGATCACCTCGATGCTCGAGGCCTGCGGCAGTGAGGCCTGCAGCACGTCGTCGTACTGCTCAGGCTGATCGAGGGACAGTGAGATGGATTCCATCAGTGCGCCCTCGTCTCGCCGTTCTTGGCCTTGCGGCCACGGCCCTTCGGCGCCTCGAACAGTTGCTCGGGATGCGTGAGCTCCTCGGTGTTCTGCGCGTCCGGATCCGGATGCCCGCCCTCGCCCTCGCCGTCGGCAGCGAACAGATCCTTCTGCCGGCCCTTCGCCTTGAGCATCACGGTAGCGTTCGTGACCGTGAGCCTGACCTCGTGGTTCTGATGCTCCTGCAGCTGCAAGTTCTCCTTGCCGATACCGGGCTGCAGGTAGAGCTTGAACGACATCGCGCACTGACCGGCGTAGTTTGGCGAGAACTCCAGCGACAAGTCCTTCAGGCGGCAGTCTTCGAACTCAAGCTCCTCATCCCCGATCAGCGTGATCATCACCACCGCATCCTCGAATGATTCGGTCAGCTTGATCGGGTCGCACTTGGTCAGCCAGTCGCACGGCTTCGATGCATCCTTCGCTTTGTTGAACAAGCATCGATACGCGTACTTGTCACCGAGCAGCGCGTTGATCTGCTCATCGTCGAGCATGACTTCGCTGACCGGAACCGTGAATCCAGTCACCTCCTCATCGCCGTGCTTCTCCAGGTTGTTGCTGATCTTGCCAAGCCTGGCGCGCTTGTCGATCAGCTGCCAGGAAACCGTATTTGTGTTGCTCATGCTTCAAACCTCGCGACTAAGTTGTTGGTTGGGCAGCGGCGCTTTTCGCTTGTGCACGCCGTTTTGCATCGTCTTCGCACGCTCGAATGGCCTGGGATTTATCCGGGCCGGAATACAGGTGGCGCAGATCGCCGCGATCGAGTTTTCCGCTCCACGCGTCGTAACACCGTCCGCTCTCGATCTGCGCATGGGAAATGCTGTAGTGGCCGCAATCACTGACGGCGTGATAACTCGATGCCGTGCGCCACCTCATCGCGACTTGTCCTCGAACAGCGGGCGCGCAAACTCCCGCGCATGCTCGGCGCGAATCCGCTTGAGAGCCTCCGCATAGCGCGCCTTCCGACGATCACTGCGGGCTTTGTGTTGCTTGCGCAGCTCAGCCATCTCTTTCATCGCGTCGGCTTCGGGTTTGAAGGTCACGCCTCGTCCTCGATCTGCATGTCCGCGACCATGACGCGATAGCCGGGATTCTCCCCATCGGCCGGGACGACGACGCCGGTGAACTCAATGCCCCAATTCGCCCAGATCTTGCCGTCCGGTCCCGGCGCATCGAACGATCGGCCGAGATAGGTCCATGGCGCGGCAAGCTGTCGCGGCGTCAATCGGCGATGCTTCAGGACGAATTCCACCAGGCGCTCCGTGACCGGCGCAGACGGCGTTCCGCGTGAACGATCCGTTGTCCTCATCGCCTCTTCGAATTGCGGTAGCGTTGGCGGCCAGCTCACGTAGGTCGATCGGATTACGCTCAGCCCGCGCTTGACCGTTTCGTTGTCCGCGCGATCGACGATCTCGCACCAGTCCTCGGGCGGTACCGGGCCGTATTGCTCGGCCAGTTTGGAGCCGTACCACTCGCCCAGGCGAGTCCACACGTGCTTGGCGCGAGGCGTGATGCGGTGCTTCGGTGCTGCTGCGCTAGGCATTTTTCAGCGCCTCCTGCATTTCTTCGTAGCGGGTCAGGCGGCGACCCGATGTGGCGTTGCTACCGGTTCGTGGGTATTGACCGCTGGACCAGTGACCGGAGTTCGGCGCCCACTGGCGCACCAGGGTTTGCCAGTGCTGATCCCAATCGACGTATTGCCAATCCTTCGCCTTCGAGGTGCTCCGGAAGATGGCCATCAGGGCGGCAGCATCAACGTCCGGCAGGTGCGTCTCGGCGTAGGTTTGACGTTCGGGCGTAAGATCGAAGTCGTCAGGGATCGATCGCTTCGGCTTTGTTTTGCCCTTCGAACCCTTCCGTTCCCTACCGTTTTGTGGCGCCGCGAGCGCCAGCGAGTCGGCTACCTCCCTGTCAATCTGAGGTGAGATATCGACTGGATTCTCTAGGATGGGATGGGATGGGATGGGATGGGATGGATTGCCATCCGTGGCGCCATCGTTTTTTGGATGGCGCGGTGTTATGGCGCTTTTGTGACGTTCGCCATCCTGATTCTTGGCGTTCGCTATCGGTTCGCCATTGGCGCTTTGGTGGCGATCGCCATCACCACGGATAGCGTCCGCCATACCTTTATCATGGCGTTCGCCATCTTTTCGCCATTTCGCGGCGGCACCCTTCTTTCCGGCCTGAGAATTCTTCTGGGACAGCTCCAGTGTCTTTGCGCGGTGCATTTCCAGGCGCAAATTGAGCAGCCGATCGTCCCCTTTTGGGACGAATTTTTCGCTGACTGTTGGCCACCAGCGCTCGAAGTTTCCCTGGTCGTAGTCCGCGAGTTTGCGCAGCTTCTTGAGATCGGCCGGGATTGATCCCAGCGTCCACTGGTAACCGAGCAACAGCAGATACAGGGCGCGCTCTTCCCCATCCCACTCGGCCGTCGAGCCGAGGAAGTCGCCGAAGAACAGTGGCAGGAATGCTTCCTTGCTTGTGGATTTCTTGGGTCGCGCCATCAGCACGCCTCCCCGACCAAGGCCGCGCCCTGGTGTATAGGATCGCCCCCTCGGCTGCCGAGGTACCGCATGCGCGGGTTCGAAGGACGCATCGGCAGCGCGCCATGGAACCCGGGATACGCATTTCGCGCTGGCGCACGGTCCGGGGGCGGAAAATAAATCACTGCTTCAACTCGCTCGCACTCTGGGCCCAGGCGTCGTATGCCCGGGCTCATTTGCTGTCGTTGCCAGATGCTTCCTGAGGAAGGTCTGGGGTTGTTGTGCCGCCCACCACCCAAGGCGAGCGGCCCGCTGATTCGTTGTTCTCAGTGGCGCCTGGGGCGCGTCTGATTCGATGCTTTCAACTCAGTCGTCCTCCATGACGATTCGCTCGGCAATCTCCGGTTTGCCCATGGCCTTCGTGGCGATATGGCAGAGCGCTCGATACGTCTCCGCGTCCACGCAAACCCGCTCAACGGGCACGACCTTCAGCCCCATATGGGCCAGCAGTTCGCACAGCGTTGGCAGGTGATCGTTCTTGAGCCGACTGAGCGTCGGTTCGCTAACGCCAATGACGGAAGCCAGTGAAACAGCCCTTCCAGGCTCTTGCAGGCCCTGAAGGATTGTGGTGAGCGTCTTTCGTGCTCTTTCAGAGGCTGGCGTTAATGCTGACGACATGCGTCCCCCGGAGAAAATCATTGATGCGTTCGACGATGTCCTCGAGCGGAACAACGCTGGCAGTGCCATCTGCCCATACCAAGAGAGTCTGGGCGGCTATGTACTCGACGCTTCGGTCTTCGCAGAATGCGACCGCCGCCAGGACGACCGCGAGCTGTGGCGGAAGATCGATCCTGATGGACGTCGGCAATGGTTCGCCGCGAAATACCGCTTCTGTCTTCCCGTCCAACCGGGAAAGACGGAAATCCTCCGCGTCATCCACGGGGGTTATTCGGAAGTCTTTGAGGTCGGCAGCCATGGGTCACGCCGACCGCATAGGTCGCGGCGCTCGTTCCTTGAGGTGCACGAGCGCGATGCCTATGTCGAAACGAGGATTGAGGGCCTTCCGCTTGATACGGTTGATGGTGCTCTGTGTGACGTCTACACCGCTGGACCTGAGGGCATCAGCAATGCCTTGCTCGGTGTAGCCGTTGGCCACGAGCTCCGAAATGATGGCTGCTAGATCTGACATAGCGCGAGAACATAATGCGTCCGCGCATACACGTCAATCTGATTTCGCATTTCACACGACTTGGCTGGGTCGGGATAATGCATTGGTGCATAAAGATATCCCCACGGCCATGCAGATTGCAGACCGGCTAAAGCGATTGCTACAGGCGGCCGGGGAGTCGAATCCGTCGTGGCTGAAGGACGATGGGACCCCGAATCAGAACCAGATCGCGGTCGCGATCTCCGAGAAAACCGGCAAGTCCTTCCACCAATCCAGCCTCTCGCGCATGCTCAAGGGCGAGGTCGAGAATCCCAGCATGCGGATCCTGGTGCCGCTCGCCGCGATCTTGGAAATGACGGCCTCCGAGTTGCGGGAGCGGCTCTTGGATGACGGAAAGACCGTTACCGCGGCGGCTCCCACCAAGCTACAGAAGTGCTGGCCATTCGATTTCACGCGGGATGATTGGAGCGCGCTGCCGGCAGAGGATCGGTCTAGCATCAAGCGAATTGTCGACCGGATGGTGCGGGATGCCGCCCGGGAGGCTGCCGACTGCAAAAGTAAACCCCCGAGGCGTGCCAGACAAAGTCGTGCAGTTGGATGACTACCGCCGTCGTAAGATGCAGCAATGAGGCCCCGTCCCCTACTCCCACTGCTCGCCGTTCTGTTTGGCGTTTTGCTGCTGATCAAAGGCTGTGACGGCGGCACACGGGATCCGCGGGCCGGCGGCCATGTACGCACGATCAAGGAGCCGGTTGAGAAAAAGCCGCTGATTGATCGGCTGCAAGTAGAGGGGCGCCGCGAGATTGCGCCGGATCAGACCATCACAATACTGCGCATTCCGGATGCGATGATGCCTGACCTTGAAATGTTCGATCGTCGTTGCTTTATCTACGAGCATCACGAGTACCGCACATCTCAAATGTTGTGCGATGTTCCTGAATAGTTGACGCCTGCTTACACGAGCTACTCAATATTGCAGGTGGTTTCTAAGCCGTTGCCGGTTTGTCTGTTGGTGCAACGCATCTGAGAGTGCGTAGTGGCCGGCGGCGGCGATGATTGCTGCATCATCTGCGTTCCGGCACGTTGAAACGCCGCCCCCATAGCTTGGCGTCTGCGCATCTCATCCTGGTATAGCCTCCAGACGCATTGTTCGAAGTCGGCGGTTCCTGGCGTGTACCCACCAATGTTCGTGCAGTAGTTCTGCCAAGACTGCGCCAGCTTCTCGTTTGAAGCGCAGGCCGATAAGCCGACCGTAACCGCGGCAGCGACGATCACCGGCCAGATTCGACGGCGCGTATCCGTCAACATGCGCATCTCTCTCGCTCCAGCGTCCTGTGACGATGTGACTTTGCATCCATCGATCGGGCGCTGACCGTGCTCCATTCGCGGGTTTCACGGATCCGATCCGTGAATGTGATCGCAAAATCGCTGCCGCCGGCGAGACTGATTCCATCCCGCCCCTGAGATTCCCGGAACGCGATTTCTCTATGCGCTGGCGCATTGACACCTATGCGCTCGCGCATTATGCTTGATCCGAAATCGCATAGATCACTGGCCTTCACATGGGCGCCCACACCCTCACGACGCAGGTCGCAGAACCGGAATCCTGGAATGAGTACAGCCACGGTCAAACACTACAGCGGCAACGTTGAACTCGGTCCGGTGTTCCCGCTGGACGTGGAGAAGTTCGTCGCGCTCGGCGGCGTGAAGTCGAAGCACAATCGATGCGACTCGTTCTCGCGCATGGTTGGCGTGCCGAAAGACGGCCCGGTTGCCTGGATGCCCGTGACGCGCACGATCTTCTTCAAGCGCAATCCGTCCCTGCACAAGTGCGATGCCCGCTGTTTGACCGCGAAGGGTCACGACTGCGAATGCTCGTGCGGCGGCATGAACCACGGCGCGGGGGCGGCGGCATGATTACCAGCGCGCAACGCCTCGAGGCTGGCGCCTGGGCGCAAGACCACCGCAACTGCCAGCGCGACACGGCACCGGTGCTGTATCTCGATGATGGCACCGAAATGCAGATGCCGACACGCTGGGTTGTCTGTCCGGTGTGCGACGGTGCAGGCACGCACGTCAATCCAGCGATCGACTGCGGCGGGCTCTCGGCCGAGGACTTCGCGGACGATCCAGACTTCGCCGAGGACTATTTCAGCGGCGCCTACGATCAGCCCTGCAACCGCTGCGCTGGCCGCACGACTGTGCGTGAGGTCGACCTCGATCGACTGTCTGCCGAGCATCGCTCTGCCTATGAACAGCAGACGCGCGACGAGGCTTACTACCAAGCCATGTGTCGTGCAGAGCAGATGGCAGGCGCATGAACGCCCTCGATCAACAGCTGCTCGATGTGGCGTTCCGCGCGCTTCGCCCGCGTCGTGAGACGCGCCAGGAGCGAATGCTCAGCTACGGCATTCCGCCTCACATGCTCGATGGCCTGGAGCGCTACCTCGTCCAGCGCATCAAGCCAGGATCGTTCCTGCAAGCCGTACTGCGCGGCGACCTGGTCATGGCCGCGCAGTTGGCTGATCCCGCGAACGCCGATCGCTTGCAGTCCTACGTCGACTATCTGACGGCCGAGTGTCCCGAGGAGTGCTGGGGCTCGCCCGAGGCAATGCGCCACTGGCTCGCAGGCCCGGACTATCCCTGTTACGCGTGCGGCCGCGAGTCCACCCACGAAATTCGGCACCGCGGCGACTGGCTGGACGCGTGCGATGCCTGCGATGTGCGAGGTGAACGATGAGCATTACTGCCGAAGCGCAGATCCGCGCCAAGGTGCGCATGGTCGTCGCAGATGAATCGTCATTCGGCGTGCTGTCCACCGGTGAACGCATCGCGGTCGCGCTGGTGCTGGACCGCTACGACCTGGTGCAGCGCTACGGCACGATGCTCGAAGCCGTCGATCGGCTTGGGGAAATCTGGTTGCTGGCTGCCCTGCGGGTGCAACGCAATGGCTGGGAGGGTGAGTGATGGCCGCTCTCACTATTGGCCCCACGAAGTACTCACGCGGCGGCAGGATCAAGTTCGGCTGGTACGGTTCCGGTGAAATCGCCATGCGGGTCGTCAACTCGGCGGGAGAGCGCGAACTCGTCGCCACCGTCTCTGTGGTGCCCTACGGCGCTCCGGATCCTGGCCGCCATGGCGTGTGGATCAAGGATTGGTCGGAAAACGAAGGTGTTGCTGATGCGCTCGTGAAGGCCGGCATCGTTCGCCTGACCGGCCAAACCCACTCGACTGGCTTCGTTCAAGCGCTGCACGCGCAGCTTACCAAGGCGGCGATCGCTCATCTGCCGGAAGAGGCCCTTCGATGACCTCGGCTGTACGCAACGCTCTCGGCGAGGCCCTGGCCATTGCGCAGGGATTGCAGGACGCCGCGATCGCCTGCGGCCCCGAGCAGACCGCCCTCGCCGCCCGGCTGCTGCAAGGTGCCTCGTGCATTCGCGCGATGTACAGCCTGCTCGTCCGGGCACACATCGACCGTCAACCTGCCCCGCGCGTAACCGATAGCGATGCTCGTGAGCAGGCCAGCAAAGCCGCCGCCAGGGAGCGGTTGCGTGAGTATGAAAACGGAGATTGGTCATGAGTTCTCACCGCCCGCACGCCCCGCTCTTCATCGATCAACGTACGCAGATGCTCCCGCCGGCACATGCTGGACGCAAGATCGCGCGCACACCGCTGCGCAAGCGCATCCGTGCCGCCCTGCTGCGGTTGTTCGGTCGCCCAGTGCTGCCGTCATGAGCGCTCAAAAGCCCGCCCCCGTCACCCTGCTGCCCGTACCACTGATGCTGCTCGAGCTCAACAGCGAACGGTTCTGCGACCTGGTGCATGCGCTCGGGCGGGCCGGCTTCGTGCTCTCGAACACCGGCAGAACGAACAGATTTCGCATCGACGACAAGGAGCGCAGCAATGCCGATCGGCGCCGGTAAATACGACGACGTGTGCACGCATGTGCGCGAGTCCACGAAGGCCGCAGGCGCGATCGTAATCGTGATCGATGGTGAGCTCGGGCACGGGTTCTCGTGCCAAGCCGACATCATGACCACGCTGGCGCTTCCCGACATCCTGGAATCCATGGCGGCATCGATTCGCCGGGATCATTCCACCCTGAAAACCACAGCGAACTGAGGCCTACACGACAATGAGTTTGACCGTTAAACAGCACGCGGCCCGCGCGCTTGGCATTGGTGGCAGCGATGCCGCCGCCGCCCTTGGCCTCTCGAAATGGAAACCGACGCTGCAGCTGTACCTGGAAAAGCGCGGCGAGGTCGAGCGTTCGTATGAGGAAACCCAGGTGCAGTACTGGGGCAAGAAGCTCGAGCCCGTAGTGCGTCAGGAGTACTCCGACCGTTCCGGCAATGTCGTGCGATTGCCGACCGAAACGTTGTGGCACCCCAAGCACACATTTATGTGCGCGCACGTCGACGGCCTGGTGGTCGAAGCCAACCGCGGATACGAGGGCAAATGCTCGATCCAGTATCTCGCCGAGGAATTCGGCGAATCCGGCACCGACGAGATCCCCGATGACTACATCTTCCAGTGCCAGCACTACATGATCGTCACCGGCATGCCGGTGTGGGACCTGTGCGTCCTGATCGGTGGCCACGACTTCCGGCAGTACCAGGTCCGCGAGGATAAGGAACTTCAGGAAATGATCATCGATGGCGAGGCCGAGTTTGCCCGCCGCGTTCGAGAAGGCGATCCGCCGCCGCTCGACTACGAGCACCGTTCTGCGCTCGATCTGCTCAGGAAGCTATATCCCGGCACGAACGGTCAGCGCATCGAGGCAAGCGAGGACGCTATCCAGTGGCGCGCTGCCATGGATGAGTTCTCTGCGGCCGAGAAAGACGCCAAGGCCGGCAAGGAAGCCAATCGCGCGCGCCTGCTCGAGTTCATGGGCGAGGCCGCACTGCTCGCATTCCCTGACGGCAAGTGCTTCCGCCGCAAAGCCATCGAGCGCACCGGCTATACCGTTGAGCCGGCCAGCTACATGGATGCCCGTTTCATCAACGACCCTGACGTAAAACCCAAGAAAGGAGCCCGCCGCAAATGAGCGCCGTACAGAACGATTCCCGAGTCGCCAACCCCTTCGCGAATGCCCCGGTCGTATCGGCGCCGTCCGGTGCTGGCGCGGCCGCGCTTGTGCAGCGAGAAGTCGCCGAGGTCCAGGCCGCGATGACGATTGCGAAGAAATTCCCGCGCGACCCGATCGCGTCCATGGATCGGATCCTGAATGCCTGTGCCCGCCCGTCGCTGGCCGACGATGCGACGTACACCTACGCGCGTGGCGGCCAGGAGGTCAGTGGCGCCAGCATTCGGCTGGCCGAAGTCATGGCGCGCGAGTGGGGCAACATCCAGTGCGGCGTCATGGAGATCACGCGTCACAATGGCGTCTCTGAATGTCTGGCGTATGCCTGGGATCTGGAAACGAACTTCAAGGATGAGAAAAGATTCCAGGTCAAGCACTGGCGCGACACGAAGAAAGGCGGCTATGCCGTCACCGACGAACGCGATATCTACGAAATGGTGGCGAACATGGGGGCTCGCCGAAAGCGAGCGTGCATCCTGGCCGTCATTCCGGGCGATGTGCAGGAAACCGCTGTTCACCAGTGTGATGTCACGCTGCGCACGAAGGTCGACATCACGCCCGAGCGCGTGAAAGCGATGGTCGACGGCTTCGCCACATACGGCGTGACGGCGGAGATGATCGAGAAGAAGATTCAGCGCCGCCTGGAGGCGTTGCTGCCGGCGCAGATGGTGCAGCTGCGCAAGATCTATACGTCACTCAAGGACGGCATGGGCTCCGCCGGCGACTACTTCGATATCGAGCCATCGGACAACAGCGCCCAGCCGGACGACGAACAGACTGCCGCTAAGGGCAATCAGGGCGTCAAAGAAAAGCTCAAGCGCCAGCAATCGAGCAAGCCGGATGCGAAGAAAGCCGCTGCCGCCGCCGCCAACCCAACGGAAGAATCACGCATAGAGGACGAGGCTATTCCTCAGTTCGACAAGGATGCGGCGATTCAGTACCTGCAGCAGGCCGCAGACATCGAGTTGCTCAACAAGGCGTGGGCCGCTGTAGCGCTCGATTACGACCAAACCGACCGCCAGGTCGAAGATGAGGTCGTGCAGACCTACAAGCAACTCAAAGCCGAGCTATCGAAGATCTAACGTCAGGCAGGGAAACCATCATGAGTCTGTTCAAGTTCGAAGTCGAAAATTTCAAGCGAATACGGTCGCTGGCGTTCGAGCTCAAAGGCCGGATCACTGAACTGTCTGGCGTGAATGGCGCCGGAAAGAGCAGCGCCATTGATGCCGTCTGGGTGTTGCTCAAGGGCTTGCAGGTCGCACCTGCCGTCCCGATCCACAAAGGCGCCGAGAGGGCTCGAATAAAGGGCCAGCTGGGCGAACTGGTGGTGGAGCGCACCTTCCGGCGCAAAGGCGATGCCGAGTACACCAGCACCCTCAAGGTCTCGAACCCCGATGGCGCCGCCTATCCGTCACCGCAGAAGAAACTCGATGAGATCATCGGGCAGCATCGGCTCGATCCGCTGGACTTCATCGATATGGACGCGAAGAAGCAGTTCGAAGTGCTGCGACAGTTCGTGCCGGGATTCGACTTCGAGGCAGTGGATGCGGAAAACAAGGCCGACTACGAACTCAGGACAGACATCAATCGACGGGCCCAGCAAGCGCAGGCCGCGGCCGATGCGATCACCGTTGCTTTCGATCCGCCGGGCGAGCGCCTGGACGAAGCCGAACTGGTTGCGAAAATTCAGCGGGCCGATCAACACAATATTGACGTAGGCCAGCGAAAGACGAATCGAACGGCCCTGATCAACAGCATCAAGTCCTTTACCGATGAAGCCGCAAGCCTTCGGGAACGCGCCACCGCATTGCGTGCGGAGGCGGACAAGCTCGACAAGAAAGCGGAATTCTGTGATAGCGAGGCCGCCGATAAGCAGAAAAGGCTCGACTCTGCGGACCCGCTGCCCGAATTGATCGATGTTTCGGCGCTCGCGCTGAAGATCAACGAAGCCCGCGAGGCGAACCGGGTCATTGACGAATGGGCGGTCGATAATCGCCGTCGTGACGAGTTGTATAAGGCTGCAGCAGCGCTGGCCGAAGAGTCCGACACGCTCACGGCGCGCATGGCGGAGCGCACCGAGCAGAAGCAATCGGCGATCGCCAAAGCACATATGCCGGTCGACGGGATCTCATTTGCCGATGGATCAGTGCTACTGAACGATGTGCCGTTCGCGCAGGCCAGCCGCGCCCAACAGTTGCGCACGTCGACCGCCATATCTCTCGCGATGAACCCGAAGCTGCCGCTGATCTGGATCCGCGATGGATCGCTGCTCGACGACGATTCGATCGCCATCATCCACGAGCAGGCTGAGAAGTACGACGGCTACGTGATCATCGAGACGGTCCGCGCCATTGGCTCCGATGCCATCGTGCTGGAGGAAGGACACCGAAAGGATGCGCTCGTCAAGGAGGATGCGACATGAGCGCCATCGTCCTGGACACCGAAACCACCAGCGTCGACAGCCCCGAGGTGATCGAGCTGGCCTACGCCACGATGGAAACGCCGAGCAGTAATCTCGGTGACACCATGCTGCTGCGCTACCAGCCGACGGTGCCGATCGCCCTGGGCGCGATGGCCACCCACAACATCATCCCGGAGGACCTGGAGGGCTGCGATCCGTGGCCGGGTAGCTGGGCGCCGCCGGCGGAACTCAGCTCCCTGGACTACATCGTCGGGCACAACGTGGATTTTGACTGGCGCGCGATCGGCGAGCCGAAGATCCGGCGTATCTGCACGCTGGCGCTGGCGCGCAAGGCGTTTCCCTCGCTCGACTCCCATACGCTCGGCGCTCTTACCTATCACCAGTACCCGGCGCCTATGGCCCGGCGAATGTTGAAGGATGCGCACTCCGCTGCCGCCGACGTGGATCTGTGCCACAAGTTGCTGCTGATGCTGTTCGGGATTTTCAGGCCACGCGACTGGAATCATCTGTGGGAGATCAGCGAGCAGGCGCGGGTGCCGACGGTCATGAGCTTCGGCAAGTACGGCCCGAAGGATGGTCAGCCCGGCATGCCAATCGCGCAGATGCGCAAGCAGGATCCCGGCTACGTGCGCTGGCTGCTCAACAACGCGGACATCGTCAAGGGGTGTCCGTACTGGCAGAAGGCGCTCACAGCATGAGCATCACCTGCGGCTACTGCGGCCAGCCCGCCAAGTTTGAGCCCTCCAGCGCCCACATCTACGGCGGCCGCGACTACGGCCCGGTGTGGGACTGCCGGCCGTGCGATGCGTACGTTGGTTGCCATCCCGATGGCTCACCGAAAGGGGTTCTCGCCAACAAGACGCGTCGCCTCGCTCGCCGGCGGGCGCACGAGTTCTTCGACCCGCTCTGGCAGGACTGGCAGCCAGTGTATCCGGAGCGTCAGAAGCTGAGCGGGAAACTGCGCAACCTGATGCGCGTGCGCGCCTACGAGTGGTTGGCGCATCACATGGGATTGCCGTTCGACGATACGCACATCGCGATGTTCGACGAGACTCAGTGTGAGCGCGTCGTCGATCTGATTCGCGAGCATAGCGCCACCGCGGCGACGGTGCGGGAGTGGGCGAAGGCAAGGCGGGCGGCATGAGCGACGACCTGTACTACATGCAAACGACGGGTCATGTTGGTAACTCGCTCCTGTGGTGGAGGAAAGGCCGGCACGGCTATACCTGCGACATCCAGCAGGCTCATGTATTTACGCGGGAGGAGGCGCTCAGGCAGCACGAATGCCGTCCCACAGAAGATTTCCCGTGGCGTAAATCCTATATCGACGCGCGCCTACAGCATCACGTCGATTCTCAGCTCGTCGATACCGCAGAAGGCAGAGCCGTATGACGTGCGACTTTAAGCAACGTATGGCGCTCCACAACGCCCAGGTCGAACTCGAGGCGTTGCGCGCCGAAGGCCGGGGCATGGTGTGGGAGAACGAGCACCGCATGCATGCCGGACACAGTGTCGCGTACGGCGATGAGGCATTCACCGAACTGGCCACCAAGATCCGCGCGACGAAAGTCGAGATTCAGGACGCAATCACAATGGAGAAGCTTCGATGAGCGAAACACGTTTCGAGTCTTGGGCTGTTGTCGAGCTATTCGGGCACCAGCGTGTTGCCGGTCGTGTAAGTGAGCAAGCCGTCGGCGGCTGCAACTTCGTGCGCGTCGACATACCCAAGGGCGACGGATTCTATACGCGCCTGTTCGGCAATGGCGCTATCTACGCTATCAATGTGACCGACGAGGTGGCCGCACGCCTGGCCGCTGAGCGCTTTGTCAGTCAGCCGGCTTACGCGTGGGAGCTCGAAAACGCGCAGCAGCGCCTCGCCGCGCCGGCCGACGACGGCATCAAGTGCGATGCCGATTACGACGATGACGAGAGCTGTTTCTGAGGCGGCGGCGTGAAGCAAGCCTACCTACCACTGCGCCATGAGCTCATCGTCGTGAACTTTGCCGGCGGCGGCGGTGCCTGCAAGGGGATCGTGGACGCCATCGGCCGCCCGATCGATGTAGCCATCAATCACGACCCGGAAGCGATCGCCATGCATGCGGCGAACCACCCGCAGACGCAGCACTATTGCGAGGACGTGTTCGCCGCGGTGCCGATTGAGGTCACACAAGGGCAGCCGGTCGGGTTGGCCTGGTTCAGCCCGGACTGCAAGCACTTCAGCAAGGCCAAAGGCGGCAAGCCGGTCGAGAAGAAGATCCGGGGTCTGGCATGGGTTGTTGTGAAGTGGGCACGCACCGTGAAGCCGCGCGTCATCATGCTGGAGAACGTGGAAGAATTCGAGCACTGGGGCCCGCTACAGCCTGACGGGCGTCCGTGCCCGGCTCGCAAGGGGTTGACGTTTCGCCGCTGGCGCGCGCAGCTGGAGAACTGCGGGTACCGAATCGAGATGCGCCAGCTGCGCGGCTGTGACTATGGCGCTCCGACAATCCGCAAGCGTTTGTTCATCATTGCCCGCTGCGACGGCCGCCCGATCGTCTGGCCAAAGCCGACACATGGTCCGGGACGGAAGCCGTACCGCACGGCAGCCGAATGCATCGACTGGTCGATTCCCTGTCCGTCGATATTTGAGCGATCGCGGCCGCTCGCTGAAGCAACGATGCGGCGGATCGCGACCGGCATCTATCGATACGTCATCAACTGCGCCGATCCGTTCATCGTTCCGATTACACACGGCGGTAGCCATACGCGGACACATTCGATCGATGAGCCGCTGCGTACGGTAACTACGGCGCATCGTGGTGAACTGGCACTCATCACACCTTATATGGCTGCGACAAGCGGCCCTTCATACGCACAGAAGCCGAGGCCCGCCGATGCGCCAATAAACACGCTCACCACGGACACCCGCGCATCCGTTGTCGTTCCGACCCTCATTCAGTGCGGCTACGGCGAGCGCCCAGGCCAAGCGCCGCGCGTTCCCGGCCTGGAGAAGCCGCTCGGCACTACGGTGGCCAGCAACAAGCATGCCCTGGTCGCCGCGTTCCTGGCTCAGCATAACGGTGGGCCACGCAACAAGAACATCTCCGGCCGGCGAGCCGACGCCCCTCTGTCCACTCTGATGAGCCGAGGAACCCAGCAGCAGATCGTCACATCGCATCTGCTGAAGCTCAAAGGGACCAGCAAAGACGGCCAGCCCATCGACACGCCGCTACACACAGTACAGGCTGCCGGCACGCATTTCGGCGAGGTCCGCGCCTTCCTGATCAAGTACTACTCCAGCGGCGACGGCAAGACCGGCACATCGCTGCGCAAGCCCATGCCGACCATTCCGACGCGGGATCGCATTGGCTTGGTTACGATCGCTGGCACGGAGTACGCCATCGTCGACATCGGTATGCGGATGCTCCAGCCGCGCGAGCTGTTCCGCGCTCAGGGATTCGGTGACGACTACATCATCGACCCGGTTGTGAACGGCAAACCGCTGACCAAGACCGCGCAGGTCCGCATGGTCGGCAACAGTGTATGCCCGCCAATCGCTGAGGCGTTGGTTCGAGCGAACTTCCGGCACGAGCAAAAATACGAGGCGGTCGCATGAATCTCGACCGCTGCTACATCGGTGACTGCCGCGCGCTGATGCGTCAGATGATCGACGCCGGCATAAAGGTTCAAACCATCGTCACCAGCCCGCCCTACTGGGCGTTGCGCGACTATGGCGTCGCCGGCCAGCTCGGGCTCGAGCGCACACCGGTCCGGTATCTCGCTCGTATGCGCTCAGTGTTCCGCCTGGCGCACGAGTTGCTCGCCGATGATGGGACGCTCTGGCTGAACATGGGGGACTGCTACTACACGCCTCGCGTAAATGGCTCAGTCGGCGCAAATTCCAAGATCAACGGCAAGGGGACGCAGGCAGCGATTGCGCGTCAGCGTCGACGCCCTGGGCCAATCGCGCTGAAAGAAAAGGACATGGTCGGCATGCCGTGGCTGTTGGCCCTCACGTTGCGTGCCGATGGCTGGTATCTGCGCTCGGACATCATCTGGCACAAGCAAAACCCGATGCCGGAGAGCGTGACCGACCGCCCGACAAAGGCGCACGAGTACATCTTCCTGCTCGCGAAATCGGAGCGCTACTACTACGACGCGGAGGCTGTCATGGAGCCGTGCAGTCCGAATACACATGCACGACTGTCGCAAGCTGTACAAGATCAGCAGTTTGCGCAGAAGGCAAATGGTGTTGGCTGGGGCTACCAAGACGGGGATGCAGCAAAAGCACGCACCCAGGGCCGAAAGCTGGCGGAGAGCGGCAGCGGGACGAAGAACAACGCAAGTTTCGACGCGGCCATGGCCATCATGCCGTCGCGCCGCAACCGCCGAAGTGTGTGGACGGTGCCTACGGAGCCGTTTTCTGGCGCTCACTTTGCGACGTTCCCGCAACGCCTGATCGAGCCCTGCATCCTGGCCGGATCCCGCCCTGGCGACATCGTGTTCGATCCGTTTATGGGCGCGGGCACCGTAGCCGCCGTCGCCACTCGCCTCGGCCGCCGCTGGCTCGGTTGCGAGATCAATCCTGACTACGCCGCGATGCAGACACCGAGGGCCTCTCAGGTGGGCATGCACCTATGAGCTTCGACGACTACGACACGACCGAGCGTCACGAGCGCCGCATCACACGCTGCCGATCCTGCCGCGCGCAAATCATCTGGTTCGACACGCCGTCTGGCAATCGGATGCCGGTCGACGCCGACACCGTCTCACCCGACGACGACGAGCTGGACCTGACGCGGCACCAGAGCCATTTCGCATCGTGTCCGCAGGCTGACCAGCATCGGAGGAGATCGTGAGCGACTTCTACCGAGTCGTCGATGACGGCATTGGCTGTGAGCACTGCGGCAGTGGCAAGCACTGGACGATCGTCCACGGTGAGGGCAAGGATGAGACTGGAGTCGGCCAGTCGTGGCGCGACAAGGAAACCGCCGAAGATATCTGCGAGCTGATGAACCAGGCACGCCGCTGGCGCTCTGTCCTGCATCCACCCGCCGCGGCATCTCGACCAGAATCTACCGCCACCCATTTCATCCTGGTGGAGCCGTGGGCTGTCTACGTGAAGGAGGCGAACTTCTTCCGCTCGCAGGGTGGGCACAAAGAGCCGTGGGGACAGAAGTGGCGGCCGGTGACAGCGGACTCCATCGAAGCCGCGCGCGCCATTGGCGAAGCGCAACGGAGGGCACGATGACAAAACATCTCCGAATCGGCTCCCTGTCGATCCCAATCACGCAGTACGCATCCCAGGGCAACGCCGTGCTGGGCATCCGCGACAGCGGAAAATCGTACAGCGCCACGTATCTCGCCGAGCAGTTGTATGCCGCTGGCGTGCCATTCGTCGCGTTCGATCCATCCGGTGTGTGGAAGTTTCTGCGCGTGCCCGGCAAGGGCGCTGGCCTGCCGGTGGTTGTCGCCGGCGGAAAAGCGCCCGACCTGCCGCTCACGCCACAGTCGGCGCCGGAGATCGTCCGTGCAGCGATGCGCGCAAATGTTTCGCTGGTGCTGGACCTGTACGACATCCACATGAGCAAGGCGGACTGGAGCCGCATCGTGGAGTCCTGTGTGCGGGTATTGCTGTACGAGAATGGCGATCACGGCTTGCGCCATATCTTCATTGAGGAGGCGGCCGAGTTCGCGCCCCAGCAGATCGCTGGCGACAAGGCCAAGGTGTACGCTGAGGTCGAGAAGCTGGCGCGTATCGGTGGCAATGCGCTGCTGGGCTACACCCTGATCAACCAGCGCGCCGAGCAGGTGAACAAGGCGGTGCTCGAGCTGTGCGACTGCCTGTTTCTGCACCGACAGAAGGGCAAGAACTCGCTCAACTCTCTGGCGAAGTGGCTGGAGTACTCCCAGGGCAGCGCCACGAAGGGGATCATTCAAGGCCTGCCGACACTGCCGTCGGGCGAGTGCTGGGTGTGGCCGGCAGGCGCCGAGCACGCCACGCACGTCAAGATGCCGCAAAAGAACACGTTCCACCCGGACCGACGCGCGCTGATTGCGAACCCGGCTGCAGCGAACGTGCAGCGCATCGACGCGACCGAGTTTGTCACCGAGCTCAAGGGTAGCCTGGAGAAGTATCTCAAGGAAGCCGAGCAGAACGACCCGAAGACGCTGCGCAAGCAGATCCGTGAGCTGGAGCGTCAGCTGGCCGAGAAACCCAAGGCGGAGCCGTGGATCACGGAGGAACAGATCGCCTTCGACATCGATGACGCGCGGCGCGCGGCCGAGCGATCCGGTTTCGATCGGGGTGCGAGTCACGGCTACCAGCGCGGCTGGGATGAGCATTCAGCGGCGCTGCAAGCCGCAATCGCTGGGATACCGTCGCGGCCGCCCAATCTGGGTGACGTGATCCCGACGCCCGCCCCGCCCTCGCCCCGAGTGACAGCGGCCCCGGCCAGGCGTCCCAGCGGCAACGGCGCCGCGCCACCGGCCCACGGGATCACCCTGCCCCGCGGTGAGACCGCCACCCTCACCGCCTGCATCCAGTTCCCGGACGGCCTGCGCCGCGAGCAGCTGACGGTACTGACCGGATACAAGAGATCCAGTCGGGACGCTTATATCCAGCGCCTGCGCGTGGCGGGCTACGTCGCTGTCGAAGGCGACCGAGTGGTTGCCACCGCGGGCGGTATGGCCGCCCTGCCCAATGCCGAGCCCCTGCCCACCGGTGCAGCCCTACAGGATCACTGGCTCGAGCGCCTGCCAGAGGGCGAGCGCAAGGTGCTGTCGGTGCTGATCGAGCGCTACCCAAATCCGGTACCGCGCACCGACATCGACGACCAGACGGGCTATCGGCGCAGCTCGAGGGATGCTTATTTGCAGCGACTGCGGGCCAAGCAGCTGGTCAGCGAGGTCTCCCGCGGTGAGGTCCGGGCCAGCGAGGATCTGTTCTGAGATGTTCCTGAACGCCGAGGAAATCATTCGCCTGACCGGGCGAAAGCGACCAACAGCTCAATGCCGATTCCTGTCGCGGGAAGGTTATCGATTCCGGGTGAACGCCTTCGGTGAGCCGATCGTGTTGGAGGCAGAGGTTCGGCGTCGATTCGGCATCGAGGAAGCCCCCGCATCCAGGGCAAAAGCATCCAAGGAAGCCGATCTGGATTGGCGCGCCATGGTCAAGCGGGGTATGGTTCGCCGCCGTGGGCCGGACCAGAACGCATAACAAGCACCTTCCCCGCCGGGTCTACCAGCGCCGCGGAAAGTACTATTTCGCTCACCCTGACGGCCGGTGGATACCTCTGGGCGCCGATTACGGCACGGCCCTGCGTGCCTATGCCGATGTCATCGGCGAGCGCCGCATCAACACGCTGTCCGACCTGTTCGATCGGTACGCTGCTGAGATCCTGCCGGGCAAGGCGCCCCGAACCCAGCGCGACCAGACTGCGCAGTTGGAGCTGCTACGCACCGCTTTCGGTCATCTGAAACCCGAGGAACTGACCCCTCGCCTGGTGATCCGCTATCGCAACGCCCGCGGTCAGAAATCGCAGACTCAAGCCAACCAGGAACTCGCCTTGCTGTCGCATATATGCGTGACCGCAGTCGAGTGGGAGGCGATGAGGTCAAATCCGTGCCGCGACGTGAAGAAATTCCGCCTGGCTCCCCGAGATCACTATGTCGAAGACGGTGACTATCGATTGATGCGGGCATCGGCCGGCCCGAGACTGCGCGTACTGATGGACCTGGCGCTGCTCACCGGGCAGCGTGAAGGTGACCTGCTGGCGCTGCGATGGGAGCAGATCGAGAAGGACGGGATCCGATTTCGCCAGAGCAAGACCGGTAAGGCCCTGATCGTCGGTTGGTCCAAAGATCTGCGGCGGGTGATCGCCCAGGCCCGCCAGATCAAGCCGCGGGGCGAGACAGTCATCGGCACGCAGGACGGTGCTGCATACACCATCGACGGCTTCCAGTCCCTGTGGCGCAGGACGCGTAACCGCGCCAAGGAGGCTGGCTTGATGCGCCCGTTCCCCTTCAATGACCTCCGGGCCAAGTCCGCCAGCGATGATGCCCTGGCGGCCGCCAGCGAGCGGCTGGGACACGCTGACGCCAAGATCACAGAGCGGGTCTATCGCAGGGCGCCGAGGAAAGTAAAACCGCTGAATATTGGACAGGCTGATTTATTTGGACGGAAACGTGCATCAAAATACCGATAAACGTAGCGCGTAAACAATGCGAACGACACCCTGTTAATCCGTTGGTCGCCTGTTCGAATCAGGCCCGGGGAGCCATTTAAATCAATCACTTAGTACATTCTCGAACGTCCAATATTCCGTCGAGTTCAATGCTCGTTTTCTGCGGAAAACTAGAGATGGCTGCAGGTGATATTGGACGGGAGGGAGAGGGGTCATTGCGCCACCTTCACCCCGCCCAGCACCGGCTACCCGTGCAGCCGCTCCTGATCGACCGCCAGCCGCCGCTCGAAGTCGTCCCAGTCGGCATCGGTGATCTCGCGGGCCTTGAGCTTGCCGGCCACTTCGGCCATGAAGGCGTCGGTCGTCCGGCCGGCCTCCACGGCGTCGGCAGTGGCGTACAAGGCATCGGACGTGCGTCGCTGGCCGGCCAGCATGGCCGCCAGGGCGGCAGACCGCAGGGCGATCAGGGTCAGGATAACGGGGTTCATGCTGCGCTCCTTTTGAGGGTGAGGGTCTGGCGCTCGAGTCGAGTGGTCACCCGCGGCTGGGCCGCCTGCACCTGGCGCACCAGGTCGGCGATCGCCAGCACCGCGGCATCGATCGCCCGCTGCAGCTCCAGTTCGGTCTCGGCGGACCGGGCGGCCAGGTAGGCGTCGCGCAGCGGTCTCAGGGGGGCGATCAAGGGTCGTGCCGCCAGCTCAGCCCGCCGCATCGCCTCGATCGCCGCCGGCGGGGTGGTGGATCGCTCGCGCAGATCAGCCGCCTGACGCACCAGCGCCGCGTAATGCTCGGCCAGCACGAATGCGTACTCGTCCGGGGTCTCCGCGGCCCGGTATGCGGTTTGGGTGCCCGCGCAGCCCGGCAGCATGATCGCGACGGGTGCAGCGACGGCCAGCAGCGCCGCCAGCATCAAGGGCCGGGCAAACCCGCCCTGCCGGATCCGGTCCTCCGTCTTGGCCGCAGCCGCGTCGGTCAAGGGTGGCGTCGGCAGGTACAGCCGGGCCCACATCGCCCACGCGGCGCCACCGGTGGTCATGATGAGACAGGCCGCATCAATGATTCGGACCGCCTGTTCGTTGAAGACCTCCTCGCTGATGCCGAAATAGCTGGCGATGATGCCCGCCAGGCCGGCGATCGCCACGAGCAGGGCTCGTACGACCTGGGAGTCAAGCTTTGCAATGTTGTCCATGCGGAGAGCCCTCGCGGTTGAATGAAGCGTTACACGCCTGAATTCTGAGAATCGTCGTCGTCGAACTCTCGCGGCGCCGGCAGGGTCTGGACGTAGCGGACCACGGTGCCGAGGATGCCGATCAGCGAGAGAACCCGGCCTGCCGCCTCGGGGCTGAGCCAATCGAGCAGCACGCCTGACTGAGCCTGCAATTCACCGATGACGAGCAGCAGCAAGCCGCCGGCGACGATCGGATCAGCCAGGCGGTCTTTCAATTGGCCCCATGTCATTGCCACACACCCGTTCGCATCATCTTCGCCATGCGATGAGCTCTCGCAGGTGTTTGTTCTCGCGCCCATGTCGAGTCGAGCATCTCGGCCGCGGCAGTGATGTAGTCGCGGATCCGCAATGCAGTGCACATGCGCTTGAAGTTGGCGACGCCTCGGGTGCCCAACTGGAAAGCCATGCAGAGCACTACGCCCTGACGAACGTCGTCGATTGCGCTCCACCATTCGAAGCGCTGCTCGCACTCTGCCGTGCGTTGGCGGATGTCATTGCGCAGCAGGTAACGACTTTCTTCCTGGCTGATGCCGCCGCCTTTGCGTTTGTCGATGAGGCGACCAACGCCGATCGTGGAATACCCGAGATGATCCTTGTACTCGTGCAGTACCTCGCTCTCGTCCTTGACCAGCCGCTCGATGAGTAGGGACTCAGGGATCATTTCGGCCTCCATATCCAGCCGACAACACAAAGCAGAAAAACGACGGCAAGAAATGTCACGGCTGCCCCCAACTCGTAACCCGCGCAACAACCGCGCCGATGAGGCCGGAGATTCCCGAAGAGACCGATATCAATACCGACAGCATCCTCCACCCGCCTCGCGACTGAGCGACGGTATCCATCAGTTCGTCCAGCTTCGACTCGATACGCCGTAGACGCGCCTCCTGCGAATCTGCGCGGGCTTCAAGCGCTCCCAAATTTCTATGTATTCCGTCCATTCAAGCCTCGAGTGATGCTGCGGAGAAGAACTCCATCGCCTGGCGATCCGGCGTCGATGGCAAACCGGCGAGCAACGAGGCCATCGCCGGAAAACCACCTTGACGCAAGCTCGCGACCTGCTGGCGCCGCGGCTTGCCATCGATGAGCGAGCCGATCTTCTCCAGCTTCTGCTCGGCGCTGGCCTGCGGCTGCTTGCCTTCCAGCGCGTCGCGGTATTGCTCGATCTGCTCAGGGTTCAGCGCCTTCACGACCTCGCGGAACAGTCCATTCATTTCCCGCTGCAGTTCGTCGATCTGCTGACGCTTCTCGGCACCGGACAGTGAGGCGTCGCGACGAATGCGAACTTGCGCCGCACTGATCTCGCGAACCCGATCGCCAATCCGCGTCGTCATGCGCCCCATACCAAACAACACCGACTTCTCGCTGTCGCCGAGGTAGTCCTCGAGATCATCGGCCCGGTATTCCCCACGGATCTTCTTCGCCGTGTTCACGGTGCGATCGATCTCGCGCTTCAAATCCCAGAACTCGCGCTGGTGGGATGTGCTGCCGTACGGAGACTCACGCAAGAATCTGCGCACGACTGGATAGTCCTGCAGGCGTCGGGTCGGGTCATCGCCGTACTCCCCTGCTGTCACGAGCGAATCTCCCGCCATCACCAGGTAGGAGGCGACGCCACCGAAATAGCCGCGCAAGTAGTGATCCAGGGCGATCGGAGAGACATTGAAGCGCTTGCCGATTTCCACCAGGCTCTGCGGCGTGTTCCAGCGGTACTGCTCGCGTGGCTCGACGTTCTCCAGGCCTCGCGGAACAATCGGCAGGCCGCGCCAGTCGCGATTGGCGTAGGACTCGATGCCTGGCCGGGCTACCTGCGGGATCGGATTGAACGCAAAGGTCGAGATCAGCGTGAAGGCCGCCGCATCCATGAGTTTGCGTTCGTTGCGCGTTTCAGCGAACGCCCACATCTGTTCGGGAATCGTTGCGAACAGCGCCCCGGTCTCAAACGGCCGAGGGATCAGCACAAAGTCGTGCGAGTCCGAAAGCTTGATCGGGTAATAGTTGTACCGGATCTCATCAGGAAGGGACTTGTAGTCCTCATCGTCCTTGTTGATGAAGTACAGCAGCAGCGCAGGCATGGTGATTCCGAGCAAGCCGCGCATTGCATATCGCAGCTGCCGTTCGCCGCTCCAACTCTGGCGCCCTTCCCTCTCGAACAGCTCGCGCTCGAGCCGGTATAAACCCTGCACTCTGGCATTGAAGAACGGCAGGGAAATCATCGCAGCACGCATCACGCCGGCCCGGCCGTGCATGGCGAAGTCAGAGGAGATCTCGCGGCCCTCGAAGGCCGCTTCGCGCAGGCTGCCGCCCTGGTCGCGGATGCGCTTGAACTCGGCGATGCGCGTGCCGAGTTCGAAGGACTGCCCCCACTTGTCCCAGGCATCGAGCAGCTTCGCCGGCGTATCCAGGATGGCGCGGATGTTGATCTTCTTCCCTGGACCGATCAGCTGGCGCATGCGCAGCCGAACACGTTTGCCTTCATGCACCGGTGTGGCATTGCCGAAACCGCCACCGTTGGCCAGGAACAGTTGATAGTCCTGGTTCTGCATCAAGATGTTGGCCATCGCTCGGGTGTTGTGCACGAACGGGATCTGCCCGCCCTTCGACATGGCGAACGCGTTGAACGTGTCGCGGATGAGGTTGGCCAGCTGGAATTCTGGCGTGATCGTCACGCCGCGGGTCAGCGTGCGCTTGAAGGCGCCGAACACGACTTCCAGTAGGCCGATCGGCTTGTGATAGTTGATATCCGTGAGCATGTCCCACAGCAGCGGATCGGCGATCTGGAACCAGACTCGCTCGCCCTTCACCAGGATCGAATCCTTGTCCGGGATCGAAGGCGGTTGGCCACCTACAAAGAAGGTCGCCTGCGACTGCATCGCATCGAGAGAGGAGCCGCCGCTGGATGACTGCGCGCCGGTGAGGATCTGAAGCGCCTGCCAAACCTGCGCGTAGTGCGCTTTCTCTGCCGCTGTCGCATTCGGATCCAGCGCGCGAGACTCCGCTTCATCGACCAGCCCGCGCAGCACGGTCTCCACCTGCGTCATACCGACCTGCACCGATTCCGTGGCCGTTGGAATACGCACGGCAAAGCGCTGGCCGAGCGGGGATTTCTCGATGGTGTTGAACAGCTGCGCTTTGGCCATGTTGCGCAGCGAAGCGTGCACGACCGTAGCCGTGTTCATCACCATATTGTCCCAGATGTCGTTCAGATTGGCGGTGCCACCGAACAGCTTCTTGAAAGGATTGGAGACCGATGGACCGCCCATCCGGGTTGCGCCCATGGTCTCGGACACGCGGTAGAACGGGACGTAGTTCTGGTACATCGCCTCCCAGACATCGCGGGTCTCGCGACTCACGATGCCGCTGCGCTCGGCGAAGTCCATCAGCCGCTTCGTATACGCTTGGTACTCATTGAAGGCCTGTTCGATCTCCTGGGCGGCCGGCGAGTTGCGACCAGCGTCCAGCATCGCCTCGATCTCATCGGGCGTGAACAGCCGCTCCTTGCCGTATCCCATCAGCTCCTGGGCGCGTCGGCCGACGAAGTAGCTGAGCGCGTCTTCCATCACATGCGCGACCGGCTCGAACACATGCTTCAGACTCTTGCCCGTGAACTCCAATCCCTTGGGCGTCCAGTTCACGGTGCCGAAGTTGAGGAAGGCCTCGATCGTGTTGCGCGCGCCAGCGAGCAGCCGGAGGCTCTTGTAAGGCGACTGCATCGCATCCGCTGCGATCGTGCCAGTGAGCGTGCGTTCGATAACCTTGGCGGCATGCAGATGGTCGACGCTCTCGGCCATCGCGCGATCCGACCACACATCGGCCAAAGCGGACATGCGCTGCGCCAGCGGCTCGGATTCGATGCCGATCTTCGATCGTGCCCGCTGCAACGCACCTTGTGCGTACCACTGATGCATGCGGTCTTGCACCTTGGTCAATCGGTCATAGATCCCCAGCTGCTGCGCCTTCGCCGTGAATGCGGCGTAGAACTGCGGCACCTTGGCCAGCGCCTGGGCATCCTGAGTCAGAAAGAGCCGCCCGAACTCGGCGAAGCCCTCGTCCAGCTTCTTGGCGTCGTAGCTGATCGAGGTCAGTTCCGCCTTGAACTGAGGATCACGATACAGCTGGCGCAACTCCGGATGGGTGTAGTCGAGGAAGTGGAAGATCTCGTGAGCCGTGACCTCGAGATCGTTCTTGTGCTTGATGCGCACCTCGAAGTTTTTCGGACGGAAGAAGCCGAGCATGCCGCGCCCCTGGAAGGGCTTTCCCTGGTACACCTTGACGTCAAAGTCGCGCTGCAGCTGCGCCAGGATGTGCTCGCGACGAATCGGGCGATCTGGAATCGGTACGCTGCGCGCGCCGGCGCCGGCCCCGATCGTGACGGCGGTGGCCTGCAACGGCACCACCTGGCCACCTTGGTACATCGGCACGTAGGCGGTGCCCGGCTGGGCCGCCAGTCGCTGGGCCTGCCGGCGATCACGCTCGGCCTTCAGGCGATCCAGGCGGGCCTGGGCGGGATCCGGAGGAGCTTCACTAAACAGCGGCTGGCCAGCCATGACTGAATCCCGCATTGCGTCCGTGATGTCGAGCGCGTGTACCGTGCGCTCAGCGGACGGCATCACTGGCCCGCCGTGCACTCCAATTACTTCAAGCGCGTCGGATCCGCGCGCGAGCGGCTGCTCCGGAATCCTCGTCGCAGAAACCTTGCCGCCCCACTTCTTCACCAGTTTGTTGACGGCGGCCGGGAGGATCTTGTCGTAGAAAGCGCGCATGCCTTCGCCGCCAACTTTCAGGTCGACGCCGCGAAATTCACGCTGCCCTTCATTGAGAGCCTTGTCTGAGATCTCCTTGCCAACAACATCAGCGAGCTTGTCCTTCGTCGTCGATGCGATATGGCCGAAGCCTTGGCCTGGCTGCGCGACGCTGACCTCAATAGACTGATCGAAATCTCCTTCCAGGCGGATGGCATCGACTTGCCGCGACAGGTCGTAGCGTTCGGCGTTGGCGGCGCCCGTGTCCCACGTGACGCGATCGAAATTGTTCTCTACCGCCCAGCGCAGAGCACGCTTGAATGCGAGTTCCGGCCAGGTGGTCTTGAACGGGGCGTCGGGAATAGCTTGCCCAATGCTCAGCAGCTTCAGATCATCCCGTTGCTTCTGTGCCTCCAACAAGGAATTGAAGGCTGCGTCGTTCTTATGCTCGAGCTCTGTAAACCGGGAAGTGCCCGCAGATTCTCGCCACTCTTGTTTGATAGCAGCTAGTTCGTTCTTGCGCTGGATGATGACCTGCTCGGCGGCTTCAATACGCGCCAAAAGATCGGGTGGCTTGTATCCGCGCTTGCGCCCTTCCTGATGCCAGTCACTCTGAATCTCGGCGATGTGCAGCACGCGCTTGCCGTCTGCATCAGTACGCTCATCGAATCGAACATGAGCCAGGACGTTGGGCTCGCTCCAGTGGGAGGAGCGGTACGCGCCTGTGTGCCCATGACCGACAAACGACTGGATTGCCGCCTCACGGGTCTCGCCACTACCGTAGCGGTTCTCCGAAAGTGGGCCGGGACCGTGGATCTCCCACTTACCGCTAGCTTTTTCGACGGCGCTGAAACCAGTTGGAAGTTTATTTTGTGTCGGCAGCGTCAGTAGCAGCTCGCGGTAGCTCTCGCCGCCCGGCGCGGTCCACTTCTGATAGCGGGCCGCGGCGTCGTCCTTCACCACCTCCTGCACCTGGATCTGATTGGCACGCACGAATGCCGCAACCTGATCCAGCGACACTGGGCTAGTTTGCTCGGCGAGCCATGCATCTAGTCCAGTCCATTCGATCTCATCGATCTTGACGCCCGGCTGGTTCTTTAGCGTCGCCAGCCACTGCTGCCCCGAACCCTTCTTGAGCTTGCCGGACTCAACCGCGCGCAACAGTGCGGAGTAGAAAGCGGGCACCTGCGATGCTTCGCTGAATGCGATCGTAGACCCACGCCGCGCGCCATCCGCCTGCACCGCCTGCCACGCATCGGCGATCAGATCGTAGACCTGGGTATCGGTGAACTCGCTGGTCGGTACGTCGAAGCGCCGCGCGATCGCCGCCTTGATGCGCTGGATCAGCCGCTCGATGACGCCGCGCAGGGTATTGCGCTGCTCCTGCGGCACCGTGACCTTGTAGCGTTCTTCGATATGGCTGTAGTCGCCGGTGCGCGTCGCGGCCGCCAGCTCGGCCAGCGCCTCATCGGTAGCGCGTCGCGCATTCCAGATGTTCCGCTGCCGCGCGAGTTCGGTTGCGATCTTTTGCACCGTGACGTTCTTGCCCACCTTTTCCAGCAGCGCATCGATGCTGATGCCGAGTTCGGCCGCGGCCGCGCGCATCCCTTTGTGCCCGGCGAGTTCGTGGAACAGCACCCACGCGGCGCGCGCCGGCGTCTTCACGACGTCCGAAAAGATGAATACCTCGCCCGTGGCTGGATCGAACAGGCCCTCGATCCCCCGCGCCCGGTGCGTGGAAAGGTTCTGGAACTGCTGGGGGTAGCGCCGTTTGTTCGCCTCGGGCAGGTTCAGCACCGAGCGCAGCACGCGCACCTTCGGGGCGCCATTGACGCTCTTGAGGCGCTGCTGGACGTGCGTTTCCAGCCGTTTTCGGTGCATTTCCAGTGCCACAGAGGGTTGCGGCGATGCAACACGGCGGACTCGAGTCTCGGATTTCGGGGCCTCCATTGACGCGATGTCGGCCTCGGTCAATACTTCTTGCCCTCGCCTTCGGTTGCGGGCAAACCTGCTGGGCAATAAGAGCCCCCCAAGTGTCCGCCAACCGGAGGCGCGCTCGCTTCTGTAGGCCCCCAATCCTGCGCGGGCCCACACCGGGATTTTTCCCTCGTTGTCCTTTCCGTAGACGCTGGCGATCCGGGTGATCTCCTGCCCAAGCGCCTTGGAGCGCAAGTCGATGGCCACGATGATCGGCGCGCCTTTACTGTCCGCGTGTTCCGTGAGCACCACCAGCGCGCCGTCTTCGGTCTCAGAATCGAAAACGGCAATCGGATCAGCCAGCTCTTCCGGGAGCTGCTCGATGACCTCCATCGGGACGAAGTGCCTGACCTGGTTTGTGGCCTTGCGCACGATATCGCGTGAAATCGTGACCGGCGCATCCTTTGCACCCAGAGCGCGCAGCACCGCAGATGTTCGGCCCAAGGTAATCGGCGGGACGCTGGTACGCAGGCTCGCCATCGCCTTTCGCAGTTGCGCGCGGAAGCTCTCCCTCTCCTTCGGATCCGGCCGAAACACCGCCGGCGGCTCAGCGCGCGAGAACGGCGCTTCGGAAAAATACAGCCCCGACAACGAGTCGCCAGCTTCGGCCAAGCTCTTCCAGTCATCACCCTCACGCACCAGTGCATCGAGGGCAACTGAACCCATGTTCATCGAGTTCAGCATGCGCGCTACGTTGGTCGCGCCATCACTCTGGCCGAAGGCGATCGCATGATTGGCGCCCGCCTCTTCCATGATGGCCAGAATCCGGCCCGCCCCTGAATCGCTGCGACCGGTGCGCAACCTTTGCATTTCAGCGTCGCTCATCGGCAGGACGCCGCGTACTCCGTGCCGGTTATCCAGCAGCAAGATGCCGGCAGGCTCATCAATCTGTTTGACAACCTGCTGCGCCACGCGCGGCGCGGTGATGTAGCGCATCTCCGAGCTGAGCGGAATCCGCCGGAAGCGGCGCTCGAGTTGCGGCACAGCGCGCCCGCGTCGCGATGCCTTGCGGATGGGCTCGATGCTCTCGTCTTGGCCCGGAGCAAAGAACGTCGCATTGGTCGATCCTGGCGCAACGATGAGCATGCCCATCGGCTCGATGCCGGTGTCCTCCAGATTGCGCGCCAGCGTCTGGGTGATCCGCCGATCGGCGTTTGACGGCTCCAGATTGCCGCTCGGATGGTTGTGCGCGAAGTAGACGCGCTTGACGCCGGACATGCGCGTAATGGCGCCAGTCAACAGCAGCGGGTCGACAGCGGATTGGTCGGCCAAGCCGATTGTGTGCCTGAGCACGGCCAGCGGACGGTTCTGCGCGTCCAGCACCACCACGAGCATTTGCTCTTGAGGGCTTTTGCGCAGCGGCGCAATCAGGTGGGCGGCATCCTGCCAGGTATCGATGCGCTCCAGGCTGGTGCGGAACCGACCTGTCTCGACGTTACGGGTACGGCTTAAGAGGCGGGCGGCCTTTTGAGCGGAAGCAGATTGTCCGGCGGCGGTGAAGATGTCGAGTTGTACGGGGGCGGCGGGCTGTATGTCCCCGCCCACCGTCCGCCGGCCACGGCCCGGCGAACGTCGTCCGGCGTCAGTATCCTCTCGGGCTGCACGAAGTACAGGAGTTTGGAGGGCTCGTCCTTCATAGGTGGCCTGATCCTCGCGCACCGTGACCGTGTTTGCAACGCGTTGGACATAACGAGCAGATCGGCCTTTCTTGAAGGCGCCCGCCCGGGCCCGCCGACCGAACTCATCTGTGGTCAGTTCCGTGACTGGCCCCATACCGGTCCAGCCGCGCGGGTAGTTGGCCTGGTAGACCCGCTTCGCCTCCTCTGTAGATTCGGCGCCGAGCACGACCTTGTGCTCATCCAGCGAGCCGTCCTTGTTGACCTGCTCGATGACGAAGGCCTTGCCGGTGTCAGCCTGGCCGGTGAGGAATACGTCCACCTCATCGCCATCGTAGCCTTCCGAGCGCTCCACGTAGCCATAGTCGTGCGCCATGCGCTGTGACCAGGGCTTGCTGCTGGCGTCCTCGCCCGAACGAGTCGAGCCGGCCGGATTCTCGATAGCGATGCGCAGACCGCCGAAATTCAGCCGCCCCTTGGCATAGTTGCCGGCGGATTTCTGGCCGTCGCTGGGTTCAGTGTTGGTCTGGTCGCGTGCCTGCGCGAGCTGGTCGGTGAAGTCGACCTGCTGGCGACTCTGGGAGAACAGATCATCCGGCCGCCCGGTCTCCAGCGGCACATCCTTGTTGGGGGATCGCCTTTCGTCGCGACGGCGGGTTTCATCCGCGATCGCCTGGCGGGTGCGGGTATCCTCGCCGAACAGATCCAGCGAAGGTGAGCGAGATCCTAGTCTGGCTTGCGCTGACGCATCGGCACGACCTTGCGGCTCGCCGACGCCGGCTGCTGCGCCTCCTTGCCCTGGCGCGCCTTGGCCCGTCGCGCGTTGATCTTGCGCGCCACCTCCAAGTATTGCCTTGTCGTCATGCTCATCGAGGAGCCTCTTGATCGCTCGAAGGAAGCCATTCTGATCGTCTTCGTACTGGATCGCCAGACGTTCGACCGAATCCGCGTCAATATCGGATGCGCGCGCCACCATGGCGCTCTCAAAGCCGGCATCCAGACTATCCCGGCTGTCCTCGGGCAGATCGTCGACCTCGGGCAGATATTCGTCCAGCCGATTACGTTGATCGGACACTTCGACCATGAAGTCGATCAAGCGCCGCTCTGGCTTGCTGAGCTTCTCTCCGGTCAGCGCCTTGGCGACCGTGGCTCGCGTCTTCTGCTCGTTGAAACCTCTCGGCCGATCCGGCCACCAGTCGGCCCGGGGCAGCCATTTCGTGCGCCCGGTGATGATGTTGTATTCCGGATGGTTGAAATCGTTACTGGCGCGCAGCAGCTTGCCGCCCTCCTCGATCCACCCAGCCTCATCGGCCATGTATTGCAGGGAGTACCGCAGCGCCTCATCCGACTGGAGGCGCTCCTCCAGCGTGGGCGCATTGGTTTGCGTAGCTACCTCATCCTGAGACGGCTTCGCGACCTGAGGCGCCACCAGGTCCGCCGCTACCGCATCTGCCGTCTCGCGCGAGGACACCTCTGTGAGCGCCTGGCCATCGACCTCGATGACAAACCAGCCCTCGCGCGCACCGGATGGGAGAATCTTGACCGCGGGCGCCCGGGGAGGCTCAGCAGCACGCTCGAGCTCCTCGGCGTCGAAGGTCGCCTCGATATCCGCCGCAGGTTCGCCTGTCTCGATTTCCTGGAGCCGCTTGCGACCGGCTTGCGTGAGCACCGAGTCATCGACCCCGACCCGCCGGGCATAGCCCAGCTCTACCAGGCGGCCGATCTGCCCGTAGGTGGCATCCCCATCGCGCGCTGCCTGTAGGTCCGCCAGGTCGAGTTCCTGCAGCTGCTCGCCGGAGGGTGGCTCGACGGCGGTATCCTGCACCGGCGGCGGCGCATCGCCGCGCTTCTCGAGTTCGCCGATCTGACGCTCGAGATCGGCATCATCAAGGCTGGCGTCCTCGATCTCCGTCAGTTCGACGCCGGCCTGGATCTCTTCGTCGGTGGGCCCTTCGATCGTCGGTTCACGCACCTTCGCACGTTCATTCGCGCGATCCAGCACGAGACCGAGCAATCCACTCACCGAGAGCTGCGCGCCGGCGCCGACGACTGTGGCGGCCGTCGTCTCCTTGAGCGCCTCCTTGATGTCGCCCATGGTGACGTCGTCACGTAGCTGCAGCCGATAGTCATCGACGATCTGCGCAGCCGTGTTGATGTTCTCGCCGAGAATGTCGGTGACCAGGAACTCGGCTGCCTTGCGCAGGAAGGGAGTCTTCTTCGCCAGCTTGCCGAGAGGGATCGCCTCGGTCAGCCCTTCCAACGCGCCCAGATATCCACCGCTGAGGGCCGCGGCGCCTTCGCTCAGCCCGGCAGCGCGTAACTCGCCGTAACGCGAGATGCCCGTCATGCCTCCAAGTGCCGCCAGTGCCGGCGCCTGGCCGCCAGGAATCACCGCGCCAGCGGTCACGATCGGCACGGTGACTGCGGCGCTGCCCAACCCCTGAATGAACGCTTTCTCGATCGGGCCGGCATCCTCGGGGATCGCGGCCTCTCCCTGCGCCTGCGCGCGTCGCGTGGCCCGATCAGCACGACCAGCCCGCAGTTCCGCTTCACCGGCCAGCGCCGAGGCTTGCTCCGCGCCGCGCCGCTGCATGGCTTGGACGCGCGGATCATCGCTCGCGTAATCCAGATACGACTGCTCGCGGGCCAATTGCATGCGCGTGTTGATGTCTGCCATGGCGCGCTGCGTGCCGGCCACCGTGCTTTTGATCATCGCGCCGGCGTAGTCGCCAACGGTTTGCGGCAGCCGCCGAATCGCTCGGGTGGCCTCAGGCGAAAGCTGCGTAGATGCCGGCAGGCCGCCCTCCTTGCCCATGCGCTCCATCGCGCCGGTCTCTTCCAGTGCGCTCTGCATTCGGGCGGCCGTGTTCTGGAGCGCCGAGGGCTGTGTTACCGGCCCTGCAAGCTCGGAGCGCGGCGAGTCCTGGAACTGGCCTAAATTCCCCGCGGCTCGGTCGAAGTCTTCCAGAGCGCTGCGTTTCTGCGGCTGGGGCGATGCTTGCGACTGGACTAGATTCCCCGCGGGAGGCGTGGAGTCGTCCAGGGCGCTGCGGGGAGCTGCGTGGCTGGGCTGCGGATCGGCGGACGACAGCTGCGACAGCAATGCTGGATCGCTGATGGGACGCAGACCTGGCGCCGGCGGCGGCGAGGCAACCGGCGCGCTATCGGCGTTGAGCTGGCTGAGCAGCCCGGGATCGGAAACAGCGCGCAGCGCCATTTACTCTTCCTCGTACCACTGGCCGTCGATCTGGACGTAGCGCTTCCCGCCGATAGTTCGGCGAGGAGCGTCGGCGGGAATCGATGGCGTCGATTCCAGCTCCGATCGTGGATCGGACTGACGGCCCGAGCGGATCTCCTCGAACGCCTGCTGCACGGCGCTGGCGTGATCCAGCGCGCCCTCGCTCTGCATGTAGAGCTGCGAGGCGCGAGCCGCGATCGACTGCACCTGCTCGGACTGCTCTCGGTTCAGGCCGGCGATGCGCCCGGTCATCGGATCGAACATGCCGCCATACAGCCCGGCCGCCTGGCGGTAGATCGCATTGGTGTCAGAGGCCTTCAGGCTGCCGCCAGAAGCACTCGATGCCGGCGGCCGCTTCTTCCTTCCGATGGCCTGCGAGCGCGGCACGTAGATCTCATTGCCGTCGTCATCGAGCACCGCCACCAGCGGCTCGCTGCCGGGCGCACGCTCGCGCGGCTGCAAGCGCTCCCCGGTTTCCGGATCCTTGAGCGCAGAGACTGCGCCGCCGTGCGTGCGGCCATAAACGCCCTGCTCGGTATCGAATGTGCCGGCCAGCTCGGACGCCCTGCCTTCCGCCGTGGCTTGAGCCCGCTGCGCGGCGCCGACGCCCTTGATGTGCTCCACCGCACCTTTTTCAGCCAGCGCGGATTTCGACTTCGCACGCGCGCCCTCGATCGCCGCAAGCTGGCTGTCGTACTTTTTCTGCTCGCCGCGCGTCCTCTCCTGATGACGCCCCATCGTCTGCAAGCCAGCTGCGCCGACAGACTCGCCAAACGTCACGCCGGGCCGCGAGTTGGCCATGAGCGACAGGCCGAACTCCATCAGCAGCATGCCCTTGTCCTCGCGCGTGAGCTTGCCGGATGGGCGCGTGCCGAGCTGCTTGACCATGTCATCAAAGGCCGAGTCGATGGTCTGATTGCCGCGGGCCAGCGACTGCTCGAAGGAATCCACGTGCTGCTTCTGCTCGGTCCGCGGCATCTGGAGCCAGTGATCAGCGAAGCTGTCTTCACCGGCCGCCGTAGACGGTTGCTCCGTATCCGCCAATAAGCTGCGCTCGGGCGTGGCCCGCACCGGCGATCCAGACGAGCCATCCGTAAGAGCGGACTGCATTGGCGCGACCGTCGGTGCCGGGGACGTATCAGTAGCCATCTGCGGCATGGTTGTCGCTGAAATGGATGACAGCGCGGATTGCAGGCGCTCGCCATAGTTCTGCATGTAGTCCTGCAGGGCGCTCGGGCGTTGTGACTGCGGCATGGCTGGTTAACCTCTCTAGGGATTCAGGCTCGGCGCGCGATTCGTAAAGGTGTAGCCGTTGTCGAGCGTGACCAACTGGTCCGCAACGCCGCCACCGCCGCCAAACATGCCTGCCAACGATCCGCCGCCAGTGAAGTAGCCGCCCGCCACCGTCGCCGCAGCCCCAAGAATCTGCCCGAAAGCACCACCGGATGACTTGGATGTTTGCGTCGTGGTCTTCGTGTGCGGCACCTGCAGCGATGCCAGCAGCGGCTGCAAATTGCGGATGCTCCAGTCGCGGTTCTCGGTGAACTGCTGGTAGTCAAAGTCCAGATTGGCCTGGCTGAGCAAGCGCTCCACGCCGCCGGTGGCCATGAGGTCCTGGATCTGCTCGCGGTTCAGCTTCGAGACATCATTGCCCACGGCGCGCAGTGCATCGGCCGCGCGCAGCTGCCGGTCTTGATCCTGCGACCACAACTGGGTGGCGCGATCAAAGGCATCGGAATGCGCCTTGGCTGTCACGTCGGTGACCAGTTCGCCGTGCTGGCGATACAGCTCGCTTTCCTGGAATGCCGCGCGATCCCCGCCCCAGGCGCCAGCCTTGGAGTTGAGCAGGCTCGTGCGTTGCTGCTCATAGGCACGATTCGCCTCGCGCAGCTGCGGCTGCAGCACGGACTCGGTGTACGGATTCATGTATCCGCTGACATCGGCCTCATCGAAGCGCTGCAGCTCAGAGATGGTCTGGCCGGCCTGGTCGAGATAGTCGCGGGATGAATCCGAGCCAGATCGCGCAAGCTCTGATGCCTGCCGCTCATTGCCTGAGAGCGTGGCGACGCGCTGATCCGTAAAGGGCCGGTACTGCTGATTGCCGATTTCTTGACCGAGCGCAACCGCCTGCTGCGAGCCGGCCTCGAGCCACTCCGGAATCTCTTCCTTCGTGGTGGTGGTTTTCTTACTTGAAAATAGGCCCATGGCGCGTCACCCCCGTGCTCGTGGAGGGACGCGTACAGCTGAATGAGCGCTACGCCAAGTGCGCTTCTCGCCGCTCGATTTCTGCCGCCGCATCGCCCACCGCTGCCTTCGGCATGCGCAGGTACTGGGCGTTGAGGCGCTGGTATCCGGGACGACGGTCCAAGAGGGTCTCCAGGGGCAGGGACATCAGACTGCCGCCCAATAGCATGGGCAGGGAGGTCTGATCGGCGAACTCTTCAGCATTGCTCAAGAGTTGCTCGGGAATGCCGCGAGTGACCCACTGCGGGGAGATGACAAACCACTCCTCGCACAGGAACCAGTCGTCCGGTCGGCTCCAGCGTTCCCGCATCAGCGCGCATGCCAGTGCACCGATGAGACGCCCGGACAGTTCAGCTACGATCACGTGCGAGTCCTTGATCGTGGAGGCCACGTACTGGACGGCACAAAGATCGCTCACTCGCGCGGCGCAGGCGGCCTGGGAGGATGCCCAGGAGGCCTCTATAAGACGCGTGATGTTGACCGAGTCGAACCCGGTCGCGGATCGAATACTAACAGATTGATGTGTTTTCCCAGTCATATTCACGTTATAGACCGATTTTTTGCCACCCGCTTCTTCGACGCCGGGGAGGATGCTTCATCCTTACCGGCTTGCGCAGAGTGTCCTTCGTCTTGGGTCTCAGGTCTAGGCGCGGATTGATCGGTCGGCACTGTCGCAGCCTCATCTGCCGGTCGGTACAGGTTCTCGAAATAACGCGCGACCTTGTTGATGAGCACGCCATAGGCTTCCGCGTGATCCATATTCCGCAGCGGCGCGCTTCGGGCGAGCTGAAGGACGGCCGTTACCTCTTGCACTGTTGGGGCGGAAATCTGCGGTTCGGTCATTCTTCGCTCTCCTTGGTTACAAAGCCTTCCTGTTCGAGCCAAACGGTAGCATCAGCCCAAGTCGGGAATGCGTACTCTTCCTGCTGGCCAGGAATGGCTGGATCTTGCGGTCGCCATACGGCTAGGACATAGCCGTTGACAATGCGACGGATTGTGATGTTGTTGATGTTCATAGCGCTCCGTTAGTTGTGTGAGATTTCGATCGCGTAGTTATTAGTACCGGTTATGCCGAAAAGCCATCCGCTCCCCGACCAGCTCCATGTCGCTGATATGCCGGAGAAGGAATACGTGGCCGCACCCACGTTGAAAGTGTTAGATGCCACCTTCAAGTAATTCAACCAAGAGCTGCCAGGATTTGTAACGAAGTTACTGATCCTGAGAACCCCAACCCCCCCGGAGGTGTTATATAAGTCGTCGAGGTAATGGTCATCAGTCACCCAGTTCGTGGGGGCAACGGATCCGTTTGTACCACCTGTACGCCTATACCCTGCGTATTGGGTCAAACTGATAATCCAAGTGCCGGAAGTTAATGTAGCGAGATAGTTCCCTGGGAATATCCGCTTCCAGACTCCCCCGGCACCAACCCATCCACCAGTGACTTTCTTCCACGCACTGCCGGCGCCCACGTGGATGACCGGCACGGCCTTGTTGACTCCTCCAGCGCCTACATAGAGAGGCATATCACGCCTCCCTCTGTAGCCAGATATCGCCGTTGGTCGGCGTACCTGATGGTGCGGATGTAGAGACGGTTATGCGTCCGCCACCGTCTGCGCCGCCTGAGACGATGCGGGTATAGGGGACGTTGGAGGAGGCGCGGATGGGATACGTGACGGTGAAGCTCACACCGTCGTCGTACCAGCTCCAAGCGCTGACGCCCACACGGTAGACCCCCAAGCCGTTTCCGGTCACGTGCTCCATGAACGTTGCCTTGTTACTGCCACCTTGCAACCGCACGCCGCAGTACGAGCCAAGAGTCCCGGTAACTGCGATGCTGCCATAATTCGTGGGTGCGCTGATCCCATAAGATCCTACAGCGAGTCCGCCGTCCGCTCGAAGAAGCACCGGCGTGTACACCATAGTAGTACCGACAGAGAGCCTAGATGCCCCGCCTGCTGCAAGGTTGAGCGTGTCAGCGGCGGACCAGAAAATGCCGGTGTTCGTGTCACCGGCATTGGCAATGGCAGGCGCGGAGGCGCCTCCCGAATTGACGTGGACGCCGCCTCCTGCCCGAAATAGTCCGGGAGTGTAGACTCCGGCAGTGAATTCATAGGATTGGTTCAGCCGCAGCCACGTCGTATCCAGCGCGGATATAGCGTCGAGACCCCGCAGGTTCAACCTCACTCCGCTAACTAGGTTCAGGTTGTCAGTGGCGAGTGCCATCTTAATAACACTGTCTACACCAAACTGGAGGCTCGCCGCAGGGAGGGCCATCATCGTTATATTGTGATTGGCGCCCGATGCCTTGCCGATGTACCCAGTCCGTGTTCCATTGTTCTCGAACGCAATATACGCAGCCGTGGATGCGCCAGGGTCAATCGTCGCGATCCCTCGGGCCATCAAGGTGCCCAGCACATCGGCGCCCCCGCTCTCGCCGAGAATCATCCGCGCGATGTTGTTCGTGCCAAACACCAACGGCGTCCCGCCGAGCGTGCGAATGACGCCCTGCTTGCCTACAGGCCCGTTGATAACGATAGGACTGGCGTAGTTGGTTCCGGCCGCCCACAGTGCGAGAGCCGCATCACCTCCCTGGACCTGGATACGCGCCGAGGCGGCCGTGCCGGCGTGGGCGTTCGTGAACTGGTGCGTGACCGTCGTATCGGTGTCGAGCTGGAAGGTGTTGCCGACATTCAGGAACGGCACCAACGCCGGATTCACCGACACTTCCGGGTTCTCCGGATCAGTGGCGTCGACCAAGATCCCGTTGCCAGGCAGGACTGAGTCAACCTGGCCACTGCCACCTCCGCCGCCACCCGTGGCGTTGATCACCAACTGATTCGGCGTACTCGTATCGAAGGAAATGTTGGTGCCTTCCAATAGCTGTATGGATCCCGGGAGCGTGGCGGTCTCATCGCCCTCGGTCAGAATCGTCAGGCTGGCCAGCAGCGCCGCCGTCGCATCCTGTGCACGCTCCTCCGTGAAGTAGAGATTGGCAAGCCCTTCATCGACATCGTCAGTGTCCAGCACTACGTCGCCGGTCTGCCCGTTCACTGAAAGCACCGAGCCGCCACCGCCGCCCGCCACGATCTCATCAAGCGCCGTCTGCACGTTTTTTGCGACCAACCCCGACGCGAGCGGGTTGTAGCGAATGTCGCGGGCGTTCGTGATTGGTCGTCCGGTTCGATCGTACAGCTGCATGGCTATCCCTCGCCCTCGATGCCGTGCAGAGTGAACGACACCGCGCCGGGATCGGTTGCTGCGACACGAATCTGCGCGCCTTGCGGGATCGGTAGAGGCGGCTCTCCCATCAGTACAGACGCACTCTCATCCTCCTCGAGCTCGAAATGCCGCCAGGCCACCTCGATGGACCCAGTCCACAAGCGCAGATCGATCTCCTGCGTCTGAGCTACCGTGTTGCGCAGATAGAGGTGGGAAATGCTCGCAGGCGCTTGCGCCTCGAACATCCGATAGAGCTCATCCGGCCATCCCGCGGAGATCGATCCGACGACCAGTTCAAGCGGCTGGATGATGTTGATCTCGGAGAACAGTCCGGCGCTGGTGACCGTGCCGTTATCCGGTCCGTCGATGGTCTCGTTCAGAGGCTCGCCGTCTTCATCCGTCCCCACCAATTGGAATTGCACGGCGGCGAGGTTATCAGTCGATGATAAGGTGATTCTTCGCGGCGATCCGAGTGCACCCGGGTTGATCAAGGTCAGCGCAAAAGCGACGTCCGACGCCCGCCAACCCACTTCGAGCGTACCTGCATCGGTGCCATCCGGTGTGACGTCGATTACCGAGGCGTAGGGAACTGTGCTCAGGACCATCGCTGCCGTGTCCGGCCATCCCACGGAAAGCGTACCGGCGTCCGTGCTGTCCGGCGTGATGCCGCTGACCTCGCTCCACAATTCACTCGTAGCCAGCGTATCGTTGTCGGGCCCGGTAAAGGCCGGCACCGTTTGCGGATCGCCATTTTCATCGAGTCCAACAATCTCGAACGTGACGCCGGACAGATCCGTCGCGCTGGTGAACGTCAGCGCTCGCGGCGGGTCGAGCGTTGCTGCGACCGCCTCGAGGACCAATGGTGTAGACGCTGCCGGCGCCTGGTCCTGGGCGATGCCGTCGGCGTCCTCGGGCGCCCCAGCTGGCCCAGCGAGTTGCTCAATCTGCTGCATACCCATGCTATCCAGCCCGGAGATCTCGAATTCGATCCCCGACAGATCCGCCACCGACGTGAACGCGAGTACTCGAGGTGGGATCAGCACATCTGCCCCGCTCTCCAGCACCAGCGGCACGCCGTCCGCGGGCGCCTGGCTGAGCGCCAGACCATCCAGATCCTCAGCCGCCGACAGCGCCTGCAACTCGGCCACGCCCTCCGGGTCAGCAACCAGGGGCGTGATGACGCCGGCTGCGAGTACCGTGCCGATCTCTGTCGAACCACTACCGGCGCCAGTGTTCCCGGTGCGGACCTTGAGCTCGCCGGTAGGAGTGAAATTACGCATCGGTGGTGGTCTCCCGTATGCCCGCCGCGTAGAACGTCACCTGGTTGCCTACGGATGCACTCGCGAGGATCATTCCGCCCTCCGCCAGTTCCACCGCCTTGCTGTCGATCGCCTCGCAGTGGCCCCCGCTCGCATCCAACCGCGCGCTTTTCCAGCGTCGATTGGTCGCCCCGCTCGTGCGCAGATAGATCGCGATATCGACATCGACCGAAGCGCCGTTGCTGCAATCCAGGCGTGTGACATACCAGCGCTCCCCAGCGGGCACCGGGCCGATGAGCGTTCCCACGCCGCCAGAGACCAGTCCGTCACCGAACACGGCAGGCAGACGGACGATCATGCGAATGCTCCTGCGATCACCAGCGGCTCAAACTGCCCTGCCGCGGCGGCCGCCTCGTTGGTCGCGCTGATGCGTACCACGTTGGTTTCCTCATCCACCACGATCTCGATGCCGGCGCCGTTTGCCAGCGAGCGGAAGTTCAAGATGACGCCAGTCTTTCCGGCATAGATTCCGGTGCCTTCCCCGACATTGCGACCGGTGTTGACCTCGCCGAGCGCGATGGCGCCGCTGCTCCCGCTGCCACTACCGCCGTCCCCGCCGCCGCCACCTCCACCGTCATCCGGAGGGGTCGTGCTCTCACCGGCCCACATGCCATCGAAGTCCCCCGCGGATCGCTTCACCAGGATCTGTCCAGGCTGGCCGTCTCCGAGCATCGCCTGGATCTTCTGCAGTTCCTCGGTCATGCGATCCACGTGCGCCATGAGCCGGCGCAGCTTGGGATCATCGAACTGCAGGGTGGTTTTGCCGATCTGTCGCGCGGTCATGGTCAACGCGCTCCAATGGGGCCGGCGATGGTGCGCCATTGGCCCATACGCCAGTCATCACCCACTTCGGACGACTCCACCCGCAAACCGACCTGCCGGCCTCGGAATCGAGAATCTATCCGCTCGGTGCTGGCCGTTACCTCGCCAGCGCTGATACTGCGCCTCGATGCACCCGGATAGTCGCGCCCGAAGACGGTCACCTGCACCGAGCCGGTCAGGCGCTTGAAGTCCGGGATGAGATGGTTGAGCAGCTGGGTGTATTCACCCGCGCCGTACTCGGACTCGTAGCTCTCCAGGAAAGCTGGCAGCGCAACCGGCTGTTGGTCAACATCATCCACGCCGGCATTCACACCGTTCTCGTGCAGCCAGATTCGCCCGCCAGACAGGCCCACCGGAAAGCCGAAGGCCTTGCCGCGGTCCGCGTAGGCCTCGCGCGCCATCGATGAGACGTACCAGCAGCGCTCCACGGTGTTGTAGATCGCCACTCGATTGTTCTCGAGACTGTCGCCGGCCGGAAACTCCCAGCGCACTTCGTTGAACTCCTGCACGTGCGTGCAGTGCACCTTGCTCTGCGCCAGGCGGTTGATGCCCGGAAGATCCGGCGTACCGAAGATGTACTCGCGCACATCGCAGGGCAGCGGCGCGAGAACGCCATCCCACATGAAAAACTCCGTGGTCGTCATCATGTAAACCGTGCCGCGTACGTCCACCGCTGCGCGCTTGCTGATGAGCTCCAGCGATTCGCCCATGGACTCGATGGCGTAGACGTTCTGGCCGCCTACAACCGACAGCCAGTACAGGCCCTTGTCTGACCAGATGAGAATGCCCTGGCGCGTCTTGAGGGCGCTGATAAGCCGCGACCCGATATCGAGGCGCTTGCTTCCGGCGTCGTTCTGCCCTGTCGCCAACCACTGCTGATAGTCATCACCTACGCACCAGCGAACGAACATCTTGTCCTGACGCCCCGTGGACGCGAGATTGGCCCCGAACGCAATCACGTGACGATCATCCGGCCCCACCAGCATATGCTCAATGTTGGCCGGCGCGCCGGACACATACTTGGCGCGCGAACTTGGTCCCAGCCTGCGTTCCCACACGAACAACGTCTCGCCGTTGGGGCTGGCGAGCAGGTCCTCGCCCCAGTTGTCCAGCGACCAGACCCGCGCAAAGCCGCCGAATGTCGAATTCTCGCGCTCGGTACCGTAGGTTCCTTCACCATAGGGTCCGGTGCCGTAGCCGGCTAGGGTGCCGTCGGTCTCAAGTCCGCACGGCAGGTCATATTCCACCCGCACCGTCCCGCCGCCGACCGCCGTACCGATTGCAAGACTTGCCGCGCGCACCGTGTAGTTGTCCAGATCGATGACGCTGACGACCCGGTATTCGCCCTCGATGGTGACGCCACCGACCTCGGTTGCGCCAAAGAAGCGCACATGATCGCCATCGTTCGCGTCGTGCATCGGGTCGGTGACGGTAACCAGGTCAGAATCGATCTGCGTCGCAAATCCATCGACCATTGTGCTCGTGCGGCGCACCGGCGTGATGTCGTAGAGCAGATCGTTACCGACCAGGTACAGTTTGCAGTGCGTTCCGAAGGCAAACCAATGTTGGCCATCGAGCGAGTCCCATTCCAGGCAGGAGCGAGCACGCCCGCGATACCGTCGGCCTGGGTCGGTGTCCTCATCGTCCTCCGCGCGAACGATGAGTTCCTGGAATCCGTTCATCTTCTCGGGCAGCCCGTCATACCAGCGCGTATTGTCGCCATCGCGCCAGCGTCGCTTCGCGCCACGCGCGGTCTCGTTCATGAACAACCCGGGCAGGATGTCGAACGGTTCGGTGCGTTGCTTGCGAGGACCCGCCATGGCCTACGCGACCGCCCCGCGTACGTTCGGGCTCGATCCTCCGGAGACAAACGTCACCGTAGCACCGTTGACGTCCACGGCCCTTCCGGCGGCACCGCCAGCGCCTCGCACACCGACAAGCGTCGCGGCAGTCGCTGCGACTCCGTCTGAACCGGACTCACCATAACCGCCGCCGGCGCCGCCAGCCGACCCGGCAGCGGGCCCGGCGCTCGCGCCAGCGCCACCGTCACCGCCTGCGCCCACCGGACCCGGCGATCCTGCCTTGCCGTTGGTCGCAATGGTGCCGCCTGCTGCGCCGGCGTCGCCGCCATTACCTCCTCCGGCACCGCCGCCACCACCGCCGCCGCTACCTTCGGATGGGATGCCGCCGCTGGACCTGGCGCCTCCACCGCCGCCTCCACCGCCGCCTCCATAGACGAAGCCGGTAGCGTTGTGGAGATTCAGCGTGCGTCCAGCTCCGGGGCCGCGGATTGCGTGCCCGCCCGGGTAGCCATGGCAAGCGGATTGAAAGATCGCGGTGTCAGACTGCGCGCTTTCATACACTGAGCTGCCTCGGCCGCCATTACCGCCGGCGCCGATGATGTATCCCTCGTTGAATACATTGATCTCCGACCCTGATTCGAATCCAGTGGTGTCCAGCGCCCACCCGCCGGCAGATGATGCCGATACAACCAGTCCGCGCGGGATCCTCAAATTGACTGTCAAAATACCTGAGGGCGCACCAAGCGCACTATGTAAGTGCAGGTCCTGCACGCTTGCTGGGATCGTCAGATCGAACGTCGTAGCCCCCGAAGCCGGGGATACATTTCGAATAGCCTGCGCTACCCAGATATTGTTCGACGCGTGATACGTGAGCCTGTATGCGTCGATCGCATTGGCGCTTGTCGACAGAGTGGGCGAGGAGCCCGTGCCGAAGCGCACATTGGCCGGCCAACTGATCGTTCGTCCGCCGCCGGCATCCTGGATGAACCAGATCTCGATCTCCTCGCCATCGCGCGGATCGTTGAGCGCCAGCGCTCGATTGCCGGCGAGCGTCACGAAGAACTTCTGCGCCCGGTTGCAGGGAACATTGACGGTCGAGGCGTCCGTGAGCTGTAGGAATCCGTCCTTCGGCACGCCGGTGAGCACAATCCAGCGATTCTCCGTGGCGTTGTAGGTAAGCACGAAGCGATCGATCGCGCCGGCAGCTGTCGACAGTCGCGGCGCGACACGCGGATCGAACTGTACGTTGCCCGGCCAGGTCACCGTTCGATTGCCCGTACCGTCCTGCTTGATCCACAGCTCGATCGTCTGGCCGTCCTGCGGATTCGAAAATGCCAGGGTGCGGTTGCCGGCCAGCGTGACGATGAAGTTCGTGCCAGTCGTGCAATCGATGGTCACGATCGCGCCGTCGGTCACCGTGACGAAGGCCAAGGCCGCCGGTGTAGTGACCGCCGCGACGTTCGTACCGTCGCAATAGAGTTGCTGGCGCGAACCGTTCGGCACGGTCACGCCGGTTCCGGTCGCCGTCTTGATGGTTTGAGCGAAGCCGGTCGCGTTGATCACGATGTACGGCTTGGAAAGCGCGGGTACGAGGATGTTTCGCGAGGCACCCGGCGATCCGGTAAGGTTCAGCACGGCCATGCGCGCCTGATCGTCAGCGCCGTCATTCGCGCTGAGCGTCACATCCGTTCCGGCCACGACGATGTCGGCAGCGCCGGCGATCGCGTCCTCGAGCAGCTGTGCAACCGAGATGTTGAGCAACTCGCCCCAGGTGTTCTGATTCGCGCCTGTTTTCTGTAGGCGCAGTCTCAGGAGAGGGCTGTACGTGTCGGCCATGTCTATTTCACCGTCTGGGCTGCGGGTTTCATCGGGCTATAGTCACCGCCCCTTATGAGTCCGCGCAGTTCAGCGCGCGCGGTCGGTAGGATCTCGCCCGTGTACTTGTTCTGGTAGTCGCCATACCGATCATCAGCTTTCAGGAAGTGTTCCGCCTCCATCAGGCAGGCTGCGAACAGGGCGTCCGGGACGCTGCGGGACAGCCAACTTGTGTCGTTTGGCGCTCCAGAATTGAGCGCATCGGCGGGTCTGCGCACATAGCGACAGATCGCGCCGTAACGCGCATCCGCGGTAGGCACGACCTCCCACTGGTCTTGATTCAGCTCATTGACGTAGCGCGGCCTGCCGGTCAGCGCCGGATCCGGTGCGAACTCGTGACAGAAGTCCCAGCTGCGCAATTCCAGCGCGCTGGATCTCAGGTCTGCGGCATCCTGTGCTTCCTCCTGCAACAGGGCGCCACTACCATCTTCGAGACTGATCACGTCCTCGTCTTCTGTGAGGATGTAGAACGTCTCAGGCCCCAGGCGCAGCGAGCGAAGCGCAATGAGGTTGGCCGGCTTGTCAATGATTCGATCGCCTTGCTCAACCACCATCGTCAGGGTGTCGTCGAAGATCTCCAGGTTCAGATCCCGCGCCAGGCGCAGCTCACCCAGGCCGATGATCGTATCCAGCGCAGCCACATAGTCGTCGCCGTAGTTCACCGGCCAGTCTTGCAGCGCCTGTCGAAGCGTCGTCCAGGTCCATGCGAGTGTTGGCATTACGACGTCCCTCCCCTACACCTGCGCTTCGCGGTACTGGCAGCCGATGTCCACGAAGGGAGAGCTGCTGGTACCTGCGATGACGACGATCGCGTTCAGGACGCTGATCGCCTTTTGCCCCTGTATTTCGGTTCCTGCACCGACTGGCAGAACCAGTTCCTCCGGTTCCAGCGTGCCGTCATTCAATCGGAACGTACGGCTGGCGGTGTTGGACAGCTTGATGATGAACACCGTGGCATCGGAGATCCCCATACCAGCGAAGTCCACCTTGTATTTCTCGCCCGAGGCTCCGGGCGTCCAGGGCGTGAACGGCCCGTTCAGTGCGAGTTCGCCCTCCGGGTTCACCGCTGCCGACCGATCGGTCGCAAGCGCGCCGCGGAACGCCACGGCGTTATACCCGGAGGTCCCCTCATACTGCACGTACCGCGTGCCAACCGAGTACGAGCTGTCGCTGCCTCCTGGCGCCGCCAGCAGCGTCGATCCCGTGATCGTGTAGAAGTCGACCAACCCGATTCGATAGGTCTGCTGCGGATCCAGCGTGATGTCTTCGGTGATCGGATCGCCCAGCGCATCAGTCCCTTGGATCCGCACCGAATACTCCGAGTACCCAGGGTCACCCGGCGGCTCCATGTGGTCGATGTCCACCACGATCGCCCGCATCGGCAGGCCGCCGTAGGACACGACTCCCTCATTCGCATCATGCCCATCGGGCGCCAACAACGTAGTCACCGTACCGCTGCGGCGTTCAATCACCGACGACGCCGACATGATGACGATCGAGTCATCCGGGGTCGACACATGGCGATAGGGATCCAGGCGCATCATGACAACGTCACCGAAAGGGTGAGCGGTTGGCCTGAGTGAATGGAATAATACGCTTCCGGAACGGCGTCCCACTTCACGTCCAGGCCCCACTTATTGGTGCCTGAATCAAAATAGCTGTCGGTCTCCACGGCATCGTCGCTCATCGAGAACGAGAACACGGGGGTGCCATCGGCCTCGCTTACCGCGAAGCTCAAGTACGTAGACGGGGCTATTTCGTTATCACTCTCGAAATAGAATCGCATCCAGCCGTCACCGCCACCTCCGCTGGCGACCGTTCCAGTAAGCAGCGGGTCATCGAATTCCGATGAAGAGAAATCTTCCGGGTAATACGCCGCATACATACTCCCTTCAATCGGACCGCGCGTCACGAACACGGCCGTTTTAACCTCCTGCGGCACACTACGGTATGGGTCCAGTCGCATCATGCAGGCGTACCAATGAACGTCAGGATCAGTCCCGCCGCAGTCTCGCCAGGCGCGTCGATGTCGATCGCCAACAGATCATCGTCGGCCACGGCTGTATCCGAGATCACTGCTGGCACCGCGGCCGTCGTACTGGTGGGCTCACCTTGATCGATTGTGAGCTTGGTCGAGAGAATCGTCGCGCCGTTCTTATTCACGTCGATTGTGACTGCGCCGGCGCTGCTCGGAGTCAAAAGGCTGGCACGGATCGCCGTGATCGTGAAGGCTCGCGGTGCGCGCACATACCCAACGTTGGTGCCGGCTTCCAGTGGCGTTACCAGATCGGAGCAGGATAGCTGAATGATCTCGCGAGAAAGCGCCGCAACTGCGGCACGTCGTGTGGCGCCTTCTTGCACCAATGCCAGCTGCTCGGTTCCCTGCAAAGCCGTCGCCGCAGGAAGCTGGGAAATTTTCTGATTGGCCACTGTGTGTTACTCCGCGGAGATCGTGATGACATTCGACGGCGCAGATTCGCCGCCCTTCACCGCGCGCGCCGTCATGTAGTAGCGATAGAGCTGACCGCTGACGACGGTGTCATCGGTGTACTGATTGACGCTGGTGATTCCGGCGAACGCATCGCGTTCCACGTGAAGCATTGCGAGCAATTCGAACTCGCCGTCTGCGCCGGTGGCGCGGTACAGCAGATAATCGGAGATCAGCGCGATCGCCGACGTCGAGGCGCTCCAGGCAAGAGATACGGCCGGGCCGGCGATCAGGTCGCCCACCAGCACGGGAGACGTCGGCGGCTGCAGCGACTGCGGTGCGGGCCGATACAGCGCGATGGCATCGTCGATCTTCGGGAGGGTTTCCTGCGGATGACGATCCTCCCGCCAATCTGGCAGCACGCGCATGTTGGGGAAACGCCCATCGAACACGAGATCCTTAAGCAAGGCGCGAGCCCCGCTACGGCCGCACTCGCCCCATGCCTTGCGCCCCGGTGCGTACCGCGTGGTCATCGTCGTGCCAGCCTCGGCTCGAACGCCGCGTAGGTCTGGATATCTCCCCGCTCCCTATCTTCTTGCCGCATGAACTCCAGGCATCCGCCGATCCGGTTCGGATCCGGCCCGCGGTAGTACACCTCGAGCATCCGCGCGCGCTCCGGCTCGAACTTCACCGCCAGGCGCCATGCGAGTCCCGCACAGCAGGCCTCGAAGGCATGCGCCGGCATCTGCAATGTGTTGGCCATCTCGCCGACGTCCTGCATCTGCCGGAAGTAATCGAAGACGACCTGGTCCGTGTCGTTCTCCGAGGCCTGCCAGATCCACACGATGGGCGTGCCGGCCTGACGATCGACGAAGTAGCGGTCCGGGCGGCCGCGCTGGTTCTTGTCGACGATGATGGTGTAGTCGCTGCGCGAGACCGGGTACAGCTCTGTGTCGGCTCCTGCGCGGCGCAGGACAGCCTGCATGATGTCGATACCGCCGGCGGGCAAGGGAAAGCTGGTCTGCCCGGCCGTGAGCGCCTGCACGCCTTGGGCGATCATCCACTGCCGCACGCCAATGGTTGCCCACTCGCTGTTCAGCATGAACTTGAGCGAGCGCAAGGCGGACCGAGCGTGACTCGCGCCGATCGCCGACGGCGCAATGCCGGCACGCTCGAAAGCCTCTTCGAAGATCTCGGCGATGTCCGGGTCGAACCCATACGTGTTCGTGGTCGTCATGACTGCCACCACCTCGGATTGCTGATGTCGGAGCCGCCGACATCCGGGCCACCCACCAGCGCGCCCCCGATCGCATTGTCGCCGCCGCCGGCGGACCCCAGATCAATGAGCCCGAACACGGCCTGCGCGATGTCGCCGTAACCCAATCCTGTCGGGTGGACTTCATCGGACATGAACCCGTTGCCAGCAGCTGCACCGTAGGTGCCCCAGCGCACAGCAAGATCCAGCAACGGTACCTCTCGGGTTGCGGAAAGAGCGTCCAGCCCTTCGAAGTAGGTATCCTGGTCTTCCTCGCTCGCCGTGATATTGACGTGAAACGGTTTCATCAGCAGGACGGAACCGGACTGAAGGGCGGCCTCTGTCAGCACATTGAGAGCCGCCTCCAAACTTGCACTGCTCTGGCTATTCCATACGTCGTTGATGCCAAGATGGATGACGGTCAGGTCCGGTTCGATCTGTTCGATGCCGTATGGAAGCCCCCACGGGGCCGCTCCATCGTCCATCTGACCGCCATACGCGCCATACCAGCCGGCGTTGATGATCGTCACTTCAGGTTCATCCGAGCGCCACGCATGGATGCCCTGTAGATAGGGCGTACCGGTATCCCTTGCGACCTCGATGACAGCAGTATCACCGGCCAGGCTACCGACATTGACGATCTGAGAAAGGATGCCGGCTACACCGTTGCAATCGATGGTGGCGAGGACCGATCCGCCATCTACGGTCACCTCCATCGTGCCGCCGCCGGGGTAGCGTCGATACCAGATGGTGATCCGATCGAACTCGACCCCGGGGGTGAAGGCCACCGGATCGGAACCGGCGCTATCGTAGAGCGCACCCTGCGAGAGCGAGACGACGCTGGTATCCCTGGACCATGAGGATGGGACAACAAGCCGTGCGTCGTAGTCGGTGTACTCGGAATTGTCCGTAACGTCTGGCACGCCATTCAGGCCGTACCAACCCGCCACGCTCGCCTTGACGCCGTTGTCTCTGAACATCGCCGCGAGCTGATGCGGATACGACATAGACTTGGCATTGCTGCCCATCTCTGCATCATCGACTGCATCCGCGCCTGCGGTCGTGGAGTCGCCCACACACAGGATCGTGGCGTTGCCTTGCTCCCTGAGGACCCGTCGCAACGCCGCGGACCATTGATCAAGATCAGGATCGCCTGGCGCGGGGCCAGGCGGCGGCTCAATCTCATCGGACCAGAGGAAATCATCGAAGGTCTGCAGTCCATCGACAGACTTTCCGAACCCGGCCACCCCAGCGCCGTGCCGACTGCCGCTGCTGTCGTTTGCGGTGAGCTGCGCAACGACATCCCATTGACCGGCGCCGCTGTTCCACGTCTCTAACGTCGCCTCAAGCGAGACCGTTGTATCGCCTATCGCCAGCAGGGTGTATCGGTGAGGGGTATTGAGAGCCAGTTCGCTGACATTCGTCGTGGCGAGTACCGAATAAAGGCTAGAGCCGTTGTTCCGTGCGAGCGTGAATGTCGTCCGACCACCTTCCATGAAACACAGGTAACAATCCAGCTCTCCCGCATCGTCAGCCGTGTCCACCTGAATGCGGGTGACGGCATGAGGATAAGGGATTCCGTCGCCGGTAATCTCGAAGACGGCCTGCACCATTCCATTCAGGAACGCTTCCGTGTTCGGCCGGCGAACGATGTTGTCCCAGTAGTTGGACGATGTAACGGAAGAAATTACTTCACCGCCAGCTATCGCGAAGGCGTCGGGGCTCTTCTCGATCCAGTCATTTCCGAGTGCCGGAGAGTCCGGTCGATTGAAGTCGTCAGAGAACGTCGTCATGGCCGCGATAGAACCTACGATCGTCGCATCAATGACCGGCTTGGATCAGTGACAGCCTGGCCGTCCCATCGCCTGCAGTTACAGACAAGCGCACGGCCACCACTGGGAAAGCATATGTGCCGTCCACATTGGCCGACAGGTCCTCTGCGCTCGGGTGCGGATACCAAGTGGCCGTGTCGGGATCGAATCCCTTCGCCTGCACGTCATCAAAGGTATGCTCGATCGTGTAGGTGACGGTACCCGTGACGGCAACACCGAACCCGACCTGGAACGGGTTGCGCAGGATGTCCATAGGGATCGGCGCAGTGTCACCGACCCCAGTTTGCGAGACTCTCTTGGGCCGCATGGCTGAATTCTCCTGTTCTCGAAGGTGGTAGCGGCGGATGGAGTTGCACCATCGACCTCCTGGTTATGAGCCAGGCGAGCTGCTACTGCTCTACACCGCTATCCGTTCTCAACCTGCGAACTGATCCACGCCATAGGCGCCCTTCTTGGTGCGCACGTCGGCGACCTGGTACAGCACCGAGTAGACGCTGGCGCCATCCGGGACGTCGTCGAACGTGATCGTGCCGCGCACATCGTCCGTCGTGGCGGTTGCCGGCTCAGTGTCATCGGCAGGCGCAAATACTGGATTTGCATCCAAGCCATTGTCGACCAGCGCCAGCAACAGGCCATTGGCCGCCACTCGGTGTGGCAGGCCGAGCACAACACCGCTGCCCACCGTCAGGCCGGTCACGTTCGCAGAGACGCGCACATCCAGCACGCGCTTGGCCGCCTTGCTGCCGGTGAACGACGTGCCGGAGCTCGAGGATTCCACGAAGCGCTCGCCGTACTGGTCTTCGCAGGTCACCGTAATGACAGCAGCGTTGGTCCAGGCGGCGACGACGTTGCGGGGTGTGTCGAAAACCGCGACGCCATCAGCGACCAGATCGCCGTTGAGGTCGGGTGCGGCGCTCGCGTTCAACGCTTGGGTTTGACAAACCCCGTTTGGATCGGCGGCGGCAACAGCGCCAAAGTGATGCAGTTTCAGCGGCGAGAATTCGACGCCGGGGACCTCCAGCGCCGCGGGATTGTAGGCACGGCCATGCAGAAGATGGGTGGCACGCGAGACGCTGTGCTTGTCGGTCAGTCGAGTCATGATGCAGCTCCTTCACAATGTGGCCGCGGATTGGCTACCGCGCATCAATTCTTGGAAAAAATCCCCGGGCAGAACGTCGCCTACCCGGGGTTGTCGCTACGAGTTGAGGGTCAGTTATCAGCGCCCTCGGAGGCCACCGAGCCGCGCCAGTCCGTCCATCCGAAGGAATAGCGAGCCCTCTTCTTGAATCGAACAGTCCCGGTATCGAAGTCGCCCTCGACGCCGCCACTGATCGCCTTTCGCACGAAGTGCTTCAGGCCATCGGCCACATCCGTCTTGATGAACCACGCATCCGGATCCGTCAGACGGTGGTTGACGCTGAAGCCATCACGCACCGATCCGAGTTTGTAGATGGCGCTGATGTTGTTGTCGCCCGTGTCGGTCTGGTACTGCGAGAACAGCAGTCGCGTGGCCACGAACTGCAGCTCCGGCGGCACGATCAGCTTCTTGGCCTGGGCGCGGATCGGGATGCCCCGATCGTCGGTCCACTCGCTCATGAGGATCAGGATCTCCTCGAGCGAGGCCTCCGACAGATCGGCGGGCGTCTGCAGCTTGTTGGCCAGCACGCCGCCGCCGGCCAGCGGGTGCGCCGTCGAGAACAGCGGCACGCCATCGCCGCCCGGGAAGGACGACGAGAAGCCGTTGTTCAGGATGTTTGCGCCCTTGACCTCCTTGGTGTGCAGGTGGCTGCGCGCCAGGCCTCGAGACAGCTTGTTGCCGAACGAGCCATACAGCCCGTCCTCCTCGGCTTCCTCCGAGATCGCAAAGCCCAGCACGATCGTCTCGTGGTGGTAGCGTGCGACGTAGCTCTCCCCGCCGTCGTCGTACTGCATGGCTTCGGCTTCCGCCTTCACCGGCGCCGGGCCCAGTGCGTACATCAGCACATCTTCCTCGTAGGCCTTCTGCGAGGTCTCCACATCGAAGATGTCGGGCCATTCCTCGGGATGGCGGTCGTACTCCAGCCCGAACACGGTGTTCAGGCCCTCCTGGAGCTGCCGCCGGAAATTGTTTCTGGTCATCATGGTGGCGTGCTCCTTTAGATGGTCGTCGGTGCGCCGGCGTTGTAGTGCAGAGCGATCTGCACCAGCACGCGAGCGTTATCGGCGACTTCGTTGCCGGCAGCCGGGGAGAACTCGTACACCTTCAGGTTGGTGCCCGAGCCCAGCGTATCGATCTGGTCGGTGCTCTGACGCGTCTGGACGTTGCCGGACCCACGGACCAGGTCGGCAAACGCGCCGACATGATCCAGCGAGAAGGCGCCGTCCACCTGCACCTCGAACAGCGTCAGCGGATCGTCATAGACGAACGCATCGGGCACGCTGCCGGTGAGCACGGTCTGGCCGGTCGGCCACATCGCGTCATAGACGACTTCGCCGTCGGCGCGCAGATACGTGCAGCCATGGAACACGCCCTGCAGGCGCACATCGTCGCCGCCGGGCCGGGTGATCCGCTTGGAAGTTGCGGTCGGGATAACAGCATCGCCTCGGAAGATGTTTGCCGCCAGCGCCGGCTCGATGTGGTATCGAGACAGCCGATTCGGCATTCCGCCAGAGAGGTGACGAGCGACCCGGAACCCGCTGGGATGATCGACATTCATGGTGTCTCTCCTAGCAAAGTGATGGGGGGGGGGGTGATTACTCTTCGTCGCCGCCGTCGGCGAGCA